GTCAGATGTGTATAAGAGACAGATAAAAATAAAAATACTTATATTTGCATATCAATTTTAAAATAGACAAAAATATGAAAACGAACTCAGTAACTTACAATCAGGCAGACGAACTAACTAAGGTAGTTCGCAATTTCTTAGAAAAGAAATCTACATTTGAACTTGACTCTGATGAACAGGGTAGTCTTCTTAATTTCCTAATGGGACTCTTAATCAAACTAGAGGATGATTACAAACTCAATTGCTTGGATATAAACCAGGTACAAATCTATGATACTACCTATTATTCTTTCATTTTCGAATCAATGATAACTGCCGATACTAACCCCTATAAGGGACAATTAGCCTCGGCAGCAGTTCAATTCATGAATGAATTTACCGATAACGATGGGAGGTTCATATCATTCAATCAACTCGATAGAAACAACTGGATTTTCCAACTTAATTTCTCAATCGCATGACAAAGTATAACGTTAGTCCATTAGTTGCTCGGGAGATAGAATTCTCCACGGGCACTATCTTTGGTGGTAGTTGGTGCCGATACTTTATTTCAATCACCCTACACCAATGCTATATAGAAGCAACATGGAAAACCCGTCCTAAAAATGATTTAGACGGGAACAAAGAAATCTTTAATTCTTTACAGGAGTATCTAGATTGGTTTGCTAATCTTAAGAAAACTTACGGAAGGAGAATATCCCGTAAACAAATGGTATATGCTGCATACGATGAAACAACACGTACCTTCAGTTACAAACCCTACGAGAATTGGGCTACAAGACGTTCTAAGGAGAAATTAAATAAGCCCAAGGAACCAATACTGGCCGATGAATTATATTAACAAAATCTTCTGGGAGGCACTCAAAACACCTCCCAGAACCTCCCTATTTATAAAAATAAAAGTAGTTATAAAAACAAGTTTAGAAATAATTTTGTATATTTGCAATGAGAAATATTTCTCAAATAATTTTAATATAGACACGTTATGAAAGAATTAAAAAATTTAGAGGCCATCCGGGAACTGCTTGCTTCCCACCCCATTTATACTTATGATTACTCCGATGGCTTGCACATTAACAAGGAAGCTACCAATATCCAGGTTTATTCAATCGACTTAGAGGATGAACCTTTTGCTGCTTATATCTCAGGATATATCATCACATATGCTTCAGAGGAAGTTCTCTTCGAAAATCTCAGGGAAAACATTATTTCTCACATGGACTTAACAAAGGGTGCCGATGACCAATATTATGATGATTCACCCTCACAGGTAGAGGCTATCCTATTCGGAGTTCTTCAATTAATCCCTGAACATCAGGATTATATCATAACCGGACTCAAAAAACATCTCCGGGAATTTATCCAAGACGATGAACAAGATGAGGACATGATATCCCAATATACCAATATCTACAATGCTATCGAAAAATGGGAATCAGACCACAGGGAAACAGAAATCTTCCAACAACTTGCAGTATCAGAATTATTTAACCAACTAAATAAATAATCACTATGGTAAACTTATATAAATTACTCAACGTACTGGAACAGGGCATGTCTCTGTTCCAACTTAATAAATGGAAAACCGAAGGCATCTGGTATCCAATCACCCAATACAAAAAGGAATCAGATGAAATACAGGTAGTAACTAACCTATTTATTGCTGACCAGGAACAGTACCATATCCAACTATCTGGGAATTATCCAGAAGAATCTGAAGACTGGAACAAGTTTCTAGAGGAAAACCAATGGAAAATCTATCCCTTACTTGCAAATATAATGCAAGTCTTCTTGCCCACAGGGAACTACCAATTATTCTATACTCAATATCCACAGGGATTCATATCCATAATCGCTAAGCCCCATGATAAGTAAAGAACTCAAATCACAATTAAGTATTCTCAAGGAAACTAACCCAGAATATATTCAAACCCTAAAGGATGCCGTTACGGCATCCTATAAGGCAGAACTTCAGGCAATCAAACCCAGTTCTACCGAAGAAGAGGAACAACTCAATATCGAACTCAAGGACATAGTATTAAAAATACTATTTGGGCCTTTCTATAACTATTTCGTATCAGAATACGTAGTATCAGATACTATATGGGAAGAACAGGATAAACTAATCGAGGACTTATATTATTACTTCAAATCATGACACCGTATATTCAACAACAACTTAAAAAGCTATGCGATAATCCAAATTGGTATGACGATATGCTCATCTCATGGGATAAAAACCCAAGAAATCAAAGGGAAGCTATCTATAACTACCTTTCTCATGTACAACTAAATGGGTTACTAGAAAACACTCAGATAGTTTTTACATTCATAGATGGCGACATGAAACCAGCTTTCTATTTCGAAATTCCCAGAGATACCAATCGATATTTTATACTGGGAATCCTCGATGAAGCAGGTTATCCTCATTGCTGCCTATTAGGCCAACCAAAACAAATGTTTAACCCTCAACTCAATTAACATCATGAAACCAACAATAACAGTAAACCAATATCCAATCGGATGGGAATGGCTAGACAGAGTACCTCTAGAGGACTTTACTTGGCTTATAGAAATATTCTCTACCATGACCGATAACACTGATACTTATGACTTTGCTACCTTCGATAAAGAAGCAACTAATGGAGAACCTCCTTATCCAGTAATCGAAATCAATAGGAAAGGCTTAGCCCACTTCATGAATGATGACCAAGGCTATAAATCAGGTATATCAATGTACGGTCACTATATAGCATGTAAATGCTTAGACATATCCTCAGAAAGGGAATACATGAATCAGTATACCGATATAAGAATCCTAACCAATGAAATAAAACCATGCTAACAAAAGGGAAATTCCTGGTATCTTTCGAGGTACCAGGACACACTAAAGAATACACAGAGGGATTCACAGAGGAAATGGTAATCCCATACAGAACTGAGGAACTTAATATCTATCTAAGGTACCCCAACCAAAGGATAAACAACAATCACCTTCACTCAGAACACATAAGATTACAAATAAGAGATATACTACAGATACCCCTAACAGATATAACCATAATCGATATAATATCACTACCATGAATATCATCTATCACATAATCCGAATAATCCTATCCGTAGGCACCATCCTAACCCTCATACGCAATGAGAAAATATACCAAGCCTACAAACACCACCACCCAACAAACAAATTAAGGTATATAATATCACAAACCCTAATATTAATCCTATACACCTCATCATTAATCTTAGTATCCTACACATATAGGATTATACTAACCCACCTATAACCCAATACTCCCCTACCCAACACAAAAATAAAAAGAAAATCTTAATAGCGCTAACTAAGCTACAACCTAATTTAGGTACATAATATAATACACCTACATACATAACATATAACCATCCCCCCTTATATATACTAATCATATAATACATATCAAGGTACCTCACCGGGGGTTTTGGGGATTTAGGCAAACAGGGCTAGGCAAACTTACCCTTACTATACAAAGCCACTCAACTCACTATATAGCCACTATACCATATAGCTCTACTACACACTTTAAAGGCAAACTCAAAAAGGCCTAAAAAGGCAAATAAATCCGACCATTAATGGCCCATAAATCCGATTGCCTTGAGTACCCTTTATATGTATTATATAATAGATTGCATTCAAGGTAATTCGAAGGTAGGGGATTATATAATACAGATATGTTATGTAGCTTCTATGTATGTAGGTAGTATAGCTTTAGTACATTGTCGATTAATGGCCATCACTAATTAGCCTTGATTGCCTTCACCAAGTTATTATATTAGGTATTATATAATACATATAGGTTGGGGTTAGGTAATAAGATTTGGTAATCAAGGCAAATTATTTGTTAGGTTTTAGGGCTAAATGGTTTATAGGATTTAAAGCCTTCAAGGGGTATATTTAGGTAATATTCCTAGTAAGTATGTAATTTATTTGCTTAGTATTTATATTAGCATTAACTTTTGTATTCTAGGACAATTTTGTGATTTAGGGGTACCTTGATTACCAAGAACCATTAGGTATTATATAATATAGGTTATAGGTAGGGAAGGTAAATGGCAATCTCCATTCATGGCCTCGGAGATTTAGGCAAATATAATTCAAGGCCCTTAATAACCTACGAAGGCAATTGAGGTTATTGCATATATAATATATTATATTTATATTTGCCTTGTAATAATAACTAATTAAATATAGACAATATGAAAGATTTTAAACTGTACACTCAATTCAATTTTGCAAAATGCGTTCACCTCTTCCTGCTCTCAGTTCCCGAAGGTAACCTATGCTCCTCTCCCGAAGGCATCATTAGATTCATTAAGCCTTACTTACGGGAACTACAGGAGAACACAATCATTCCCGATTACTTAACTCTAGTATCAATCCAAACTATCGATAACCAAGATGCTGGGGTACACATATTAACCTTTACAATCAATGACCCAGAACATTTCGATGACGATGATACTGCTGGCATCACTTGCCTTGAATGCTTACGGGATACCTTTGCCTATGACCCAGAGGCATGCTTTGGTCAGGCACCTAAGGTAAACGAATTCGAAAACCTTTACACAGTAACAGTTCCTTTCACTTGCTAAATCACTAAGGGGTATCCATAACAGGGTACCCCTATTAATACATTAAATACAAACGTTATGAGAACAATTAATCAAATTTCAAACCTCATCATCCTTACCCTAGTAAATTGCGCTAAGGATTATCCATGGGCATCCTACATTGCCAATTCACTTTCACAATTCGATTTGACATTGCCAGAACTAATGCAATCGAAAGCTAAGGAAATATCCATCTACCTTAACACAGATGATTGCCTTATGGAATTCTCATCCGAAATCCCTGACCCAGAGGAAATTGAACCCGATTTTACCTTCAACATCAAGTATATAACCTTTCAGGTATACTTCGATTAATATATTAACCCAGAGCCTAACTAAGGTACCTGGGTTTTACTTACGCTAACTTAGTAAGCCCTTATAGGCTAATCTATGAAACCCATTTCCCCATAGGCTTACCATAGTCCATATATGGCCTTATTGAAATAGGACCAAGAGGTTTTATAGAGGGATATATCTTAAGGGCCTTAATTCTTTATCACCTTAGTCCATTAAGGACCTTATCAATATACAGGTATATAATACACTCTCAAGAGGACAGGCATAAGCCATATAGGATTATCCATATACATATCATATATGCCTACTACAAGGCGTGCGAAGATTCTCCTTGTGAACCCCCAAAATTAAGTGCAAAAATTAAGTCCTTTTTAGGGTGCAATAAATTTTTGAATTTATAGATTTTTCACAAAAATAATTTTGAAAATAAAAATATTCATTTTCTCAAAAAATTTTCTTGAAAATGTTTGTAGATTAAAATAAAGTCCGTATCTTTGCAATGTGAGAAAAACAAAAAGATATTTGAAAGATTTTATTTAAAACTTTTTAAGAAAATAATTTTCTAAAAATTTTGTAGATTAAAAAATAGTTCTTATATTTGCAATACAGAAACGAAATAAATAATACCTTATTAAGATAGTTTAAAAAGTCTTGAAAGTCTATTTGAAAAGGTAATAAAAATAATAAATAATAAAACTTTCAAGCAATTTAATTATGAAAAATCAAATTAACAAAGTGAATGTAGAAAAAGCAAGTGTAAACAGCAAAGCAAATAGTTTAATAGCTTTAGACGTTTTAAAATCAGTCAAAGAAAAAAATCAAGGACTTTTTAAAACGGCTTTAGGGACAAAAACAGAGATTTACAAAAAAGAACTTTTTGAGGGTGCAAACGAAAAACAAATTAAATCGTTACGCAAAAAGTTCAGAAATGTTACTTTTAATTTTCTTTCAACTATTGCAACAAAGGCAGATAAAAAACTAATTGACGGATTTATAGACTTTTATAAACAAGTCTATGTTTTAAACGATTTTTCTTTTTCTTCGATTGCAAGCGAAAACACAAAAGAAGAAAAGAAAGAGATATTAATAAAAGGGCTTGAGATTGTAAAAAAATCTTTGAAGTAAAACAAAATTAAAGTAGGGGAAATATTTCCCCTACTAACTTAAAATAAATCATTTATAAAGATATGGTAGTATTTACACAATATTTAATTATTAATATAGCCTTGTTTGTAATTATAGCTTATTTAGTTATTCAAAGCTATAAGGATATAAAAGAAATTTTAAAAGACGATAACGAAACTTTTGAGGACTAAAAGAAAGCAAAGGGATAAATAAAAATGTTTGTCCCTTACTTTTTATTTTCAAATGTTAAATTTAACGTAACCGTACTCCCCTTTTAGTACCACAACTTTCGAAGCCCTCACATTAAGGGGTACCTTGAAGGCAAATACACATTTTTAGTACCACACAAAAATCACTCCTCGTATTAAGGGCATACCTAGATATCCCACAACCACACATGCTCACATAACACACAAAGAAGCCAGAGAATAAAACATCCCTAGCTCTCATCCACCTTATCCCTCTTAAATTACAATATCAAAGTTCTTTCTATAAACCAAAAACTATAAAGATATGGAAGAAACATTATTCAAACTAACACGTGCAATTACAGATACATCTACAGATACTGTATCTTCAAAAGGTGGTACTGTAACCTACCGTATCACTTCCCTTAAAAGAAAACTGGTAAATGGCAAAGTAGTTTTAATCTCTACACCCTCTTGTACTTTGGACTCAGCCTCCGTAAGTTGGGCTATTTGGGGAGGAGTTACCGTTGGAGAGGGTTACTTAGATGTAAAAATTAACTATTCAGAAAATACTGGGTCCTCAAGGTCTACTACTCTGACATTTAACCAAAATGAGTCTAATAACAAAATCAATCTCACAGTAACTCAAGAGGCTGGTGTAACCTATACTGGATACATAAAAATGGTTTCAAACACATTGCCTTTAGGTAGTGATAAATATAATACTGCTCAAATCCTTGTGATGGCCTATTTAAAGGGTAGTGATGGGTCTAAAAAGCCAGAAACTCCCCATGTGGGTAATGCTCCCGATTGGTGCTCAGTATCCGTTGCCTCAGTGGGTACTCCTGAGAACTATTACAGGTTATCCCTGACCGCTTTATCGAGTAATCAAACTGGAGCTAACCGTTCAGGGCATATCTTCTTAACCTGTGGGGATACTAACCTTAGTATACCAGTAACTCAGAAGTCACAAGAGGCTTCAACATTCACTCTCTCTGGATTGCCCATAGGTACAGGCTACTATCTCTTTGGCAAGGGAGCTAGGCCACAGAATACACCATCTTCAGATCAGATGTATATACAGGGTCTCTCAGCAACTAGTACTACTACTATGAGGATTCCATTCTATGCCAATGACTCAGAACCTGGTTCTCGAATAGAATGTACTACTGGAGATAAAGTAGCTGTATATACTAAATCAGGTGCTACCTGGATATTAGAGGGGTCATTTATAGTACCAAGTGCAGGAGGAACAGTATCAATCTAAAAACATTATACATTATGGAAAATAAAGTTCTTAAATTAGGAGGGGGGGATCTACCCAAGATGTATATGCAGAAATAAAACAGGGAAACTCTGAGAGATGGACAATACAATCTCAAAAGCGTAAGTATGTAAATGGCAAATTGTCCTCCGGGGTTATTGAAGTTGGTTATTCTGCTAGCATCAATAACCCGGACTATGTTCTGGAGGAAGACAAAAGTAACAATAGTATTCAGATTACTGCACGAGATGACGGTACTTCTGGGCTTTGTATACTTACACAAAATGAATCTGGTAATAAAATAAATCTACACCTTACTACTCCCGAAGAAAAAGAATATTGGGAAATACGTTTTAATCCTATAACCCTCTATGGAGTAGACACGAGTGCTTTTTTTAAGGCTACTACCAATATTAGTGGCGAAGGTGGATCTATGGCTGATGGTAACAGAAATAAGAATTGGATAGTAAATCAAAATAGATATGCTATTAATGTCTATATGTCTAGTATATACCCCGTAAATTCCGACATGCTATCTTGGTCCTGCCTCGATAAGAATGGTAATGCTTTTAGTCCTAACTACAATTTACCAAGTAATTCATACTTTACAACAAAAACAACTGGATTGGGTTCCTATACTCTTACAAAAGTTTCAACTCCCTCTGCTAGCAGTGATACTCCTATACTCTCCAGTAGGTTTAACCCCACTAAAAAATATCCATTAGATTTGAATTTTTATTGGGTAGCTTCACCAACTTAATACCTGTATTAAGATAATATCCCAATTATAAAAGCAATTACCCAGAATATAAGAGCCAGTGTATATGCAACAGAATATCTATGCCATGGATACCAGCAGGTAATATAAGAATCTACTTTTAGTATTTCTGGATGTTCTTCCTCGTATTTTTTATCCTCTTCTCTAGAACTGTATTTATGAAATACATAGAAAGGTAAGAATACGAGGAAGATTATTAGAGCAACTGGGAACAAGAGTAGGAGAAGAATCTCCCACCCTTGCATTGATGACCCAGCATAATTACCATCTCTGTCAAAAAAGTATCTCATAGTAATCTATATTTTAGGTATTTGATTAATAAGTAAATCGGGAATAGAGGTAATACTATCCATACCGATATGAATAGAATAAGAGAGTGTATTTTGTGAGTATAGGGTAAATAATCCAAGCAAGCCCTTACAAAAAATACCGTGAATGGCAAACATACCAAGTAAATTATCGCTAATACCGTAGTCATCATTGTTCTTTGAAGTATTTGTTAATAATCTTGGTAAGCTTCTTATCAAATTCAATCATCATATCGAAAGCATCTGTATCTTTCATACTTCTCATCTCCTTATCAAGTAATTCTATGTTTCTCTTAATTGAGAAATAGGCCTTATATGCAAGGAATACTCTTTCATTTTCTTCGGTAAGCGGACGAACTTCTCCCTTTTGCCCATCCAATCTTGGGTATGTATCATCAGGACCCAAGGTTCTTGCAACTTTTACTCGGTTACTGAGCATTGCGAATCCACCTTTTTTATCAATAGATTCCACTGTAACTTTCTCAATGATGGGTCTTCCAGATAAGGTGAAGAGAACCTCATCCCCCTCTTTAAGCTTTTTGATTTCTTTCTTTTCTTTTTTCATATCTTTATTTATTAAGAATTTTTCTTTATGCAAATATACGAAATTATTTCTTATTTATTGCATTATCAATCATATTTTTAATAAATTCATAGGCATTGCCTCGGTAATCTTCTAGCATTTTGTATTCCTGTGGAGATAGAATTACTCCGTTTACTTTAAAAAGCTTTCTTAGATGTTCTGGTATAGTGCCTTGGTGAGCGATGTTATTATAACGGATAATGAAAAGCTTCTCTCGATCTTCATCAATAACTCCCAGAGTGTTTACTGGTTGGAGTTTAGTTTGGTAAATACCACCAAAAGCCGAAGGAACCATTAGAATACTTCCCGGTATTCTAGTTATCCAATGGGAATAATCGGGAGTAATTACGGCAATTTTCTTCTCTTTTTCAAGTTCTTTATCATAAGCTAATCGATTAGACCAAAAAGCACATTGAAAACAAATTGGTTTTCTTGCCATAAGTTGGGGAATCTCTCTAGTTTCATCGAATTCCTCTAAATTAATGGGCTTGCCACATATCTGGCACTCATTTTTCTTGTCCATATTGCATTATTTTATAAGTTATATATGATAATAGAACCTCGAAACATCCTAAAAATGGGTTATAAGCAATACTTTTGTTACTAAAATTGAACCATTAAAACTGATAAGTTATGGATAAACTAACAAATGAAATGATTAAAGACCTTGCTATTCGCTTAGGTTTAGAACCTGCCCTATTGAAAGCTGTCCAATTGGTGGAAGCTGCCGGTAGAGACGGGTTTTTAGCTGATGGTAGGCCTCAAATTCTCTTTGAGGGTCACATTATGTACAAAGAAGTACATAAGAAATTCCCTGACAGAGATTTAGCTTACCTTTGTAAGAGATATTCTACGATTTTCTTCCCTAAATGGGATAAATCGAAGTACTTGGGAGGTGTACATGAGTACAAAAGACTCGAATTAGCCAAAGAAATTGACGAAGAATGTGCATTGAAGTCTGCAAGTTGGGGTATGTTCCAGATTATGGGTTTCAATCACAACCTCTGTGGGTGTAAAGATGTCTTCGAATTTGTTCACAAAGTGTCGGAATCTCATGCAAATCAACTAGAACTCATGTATTATTTCATGAAAAACTCTGGTTGTTTGAGTAATCTCAAAGAAAAGGACTGGGCTGGCTTTGCCAGAAAATACAATGGTCCTGGATATGCCCAGAATGCCTACGACCAAAAACTAAGAAATGCTTACGAAAACTTCAAAGATAAATTATGAAAAGATGTCACTTTAACAGCTGGGTAGCAAAGGTATTCCTTTTCCCCAGTTACAAAGCAATTACTCTGGTGTATAACTCGTTCTTCAAACACAAAATAGAAGAGTGTAAACCTGATGATATCAATCATGAGTGTATTCATCAGATACAGCAGATTGAGTGTAGTATAGTCGGTTTGATACTCGGTATCATACTCTGGTTATCCTTTGATATATCCTTCTGGTGGGTAGTGGCCCTGGTTTTTGGATTCTTCTATCTCTGGTATATTATCGAATACATAATCATCAGGTGCTTTGCCAAGTGGGATAAACAGAATGAAAGGTATCATGATGTAAGTTTCGAAGAAGAAGCTCACAACAATGATAAGAATCTGAGTTATTTGGAAGACCGTAAGCCATTTGCTTGGATTAAGTACATTAAATTGAGAAGCTACAAGAAATAGGTCTTTTTAATTACATAATCTTTTCCCGTTACAATTGACCGAGCTTTAGTCTTACTTATTTTAAATTTTTGGGCTAAGTATCTTGAGGTAGTATTGGGATGTCTCAACTTATATCTATATACTCTAAGCCTTAATCTATCAGAGTAAACTCTAGCTCGGCCATCAGTTTGTTTTTGTGCATTATTTTCAGAAACTGTACCCCAATATAGATTTTTATAATGATTGTTACAAGGGTTATTGTCTTTATGACATACACAATTTTTATTATCTGGATTGGGAACCCAAGCTAAAGCCACTAATCTTGCCAGAGTTTGTCTGGAGTTACGTTTTCTACTTCTAACTCTAACACTAACGGTGGGCTTAATATAGGTTCCCTTTCTTTTTGAGTTAGTTCTATAACCTACTTTAAGCTCTTTTAGAGTATTATTAGATTGGATTTTAAAAGCTTTACCTTCTTTAGTAACATATAAGTTACAAAAACCGGGTACATTACATTGAACTAAATTTTTCATATATGAATATATTAGGTGTTTCAGCTGCCCAAGGGGCGTTATTATTTCCATTTTTACATAGTAAGAAATATAAAATACTAGCCAATATTGAACCAAGAGGAGTATTTCATACTAGTTGCGAGAGTCAATGGAAGTTAAACTTTGGGGATATACCCTTTTATAAGGGATTTTGTTTACAAGAATTTGATGAGAAAGTAGATATTGTGGTTGCTTCCCCAGATTGCGGGATAGCTTCAGTAATGAGGCTTTCAAAAGTAAAAGAATTGGGCAATCCCCAAGAGAATAAATCCCTGAATCTAGTAATTCAATCAATCTTACATTATAAACCTAAGATATTTCTTATTGAAAACTTACCTCGTTTGCTATCTTTGCTCCCAAAAGAATATCTTCAAAAAACCTTTGAAGACTATAAACTTATTTTTCACGAAAGGTCTGTTTTAGACTATGGAAACTCTCAGGAGTCAAGGAAGCGTTTACTCATCATTGGAGTACATAAAAAGACCGGTAAGAAATACTTGAATGCTTTTGATGAAGTATTCCAAGTAAAAACTCCAACAACTACTAGAAATCTACTTAAACCACTCACATTCTCTCAGGAAAATAATACTAACCAGATTCCATTCATGAGTAAAACTCTGGCAATGTATGACTATCGAAAACTCCCTGAGAAGAAAAATCTCACAGTAGCAAAGATACATAGACTCTGGGTTAGAGATTTCAAGGATGAAAAGAAATGGCCTATCAAAACTGCAAAGATGAGTACTCTCCCGGGAGTATATCGATTAGAGTATGATAAACCCCCATTAACCCTCAGACCTGCAGATAGGCAATTTAGACCTGATGGCTACCCTTTGGGAATCGAAGACTTCAAGGCAATTATGGGATTCCCTGATAAATTCAAAGTTTACCTTCACAAGAATGGTGATACCTTCGAAGGTGATTTTAAGGATTACCATTATTGGCTTAACAAGGCAAGATATACAATTGCCAAAGGGGCAGTAGGTGAAATAGGTTATTGGTTTAAGGAATGCCTCAAAAAGGCAAATACCAAGAAACCATGAGTTTCAGCTTTATATATAAAGTCTTATATATAAGTTTCTGGGGTACCTTGAAATATATAGATATATAATATACTACGTATATATATCTATATATTTATCTGCGTATATATAGCTATTCATATATCATATCGTAAGTAGTATATTTGGATATTATCTCACTTCGTTCGATAAAGGTAATCGCTAAGCGATTACCGAATAGATAGTATCATTAAAGCGTACGAACTTCCTAAATTTTTAAACCATGAAGAATTTAAAGAATGCCTTGTTTATTGTACTTCTAGGATTTACTATTTACCTTTGCTTCAGGAATTATAAACTTTCTCGAGAAGTTGATTTCCTGGAACTAGCGGTCAATGAAATCCCAGATACAGTATACAAAGACAAACCTTTCAAACCAGAGAAGAAGTATTCTAAAGAAATTGAACCAGGTAAAATCTTAGTTTACGATAATAGTTACGATAATAGGCAGCCAACTCTCTTTCCTGATTCCATGCTAAGGCAGCCAGCTATCAGTAAACAAGATTCCCTGGTTCAAATTGTTTTGAAGAAAGATAAGTTGAATTTGAGTTTATTCAATCAACAGACTGGAACTTATTCAACTAAGCTGTTCAAAATTGACTTAGATAAGTACAACTATAACTGGTATGAAGGTCAATTAACTCGAAAGAAAGTTGCAAGGTTATCACTTAGTCCATACGTCTATGGCAAATACAGACCCTTCAATAATCTCTTCGATATGGGAGCTGGTCTTTCAATCAAGACTAAGAGATTTAATTACAAATTCGGAGTCAATACCTTTTACTACCCAAAGATAAAATCTGGTATAGGTACTGACATCGAATTTCAAATAACGTATAACTTTTAAGTAATGGCAAAGACTATCTCAGAAACTAGAACTACATTAACTCGGGAGGAGCTATCAAACCTATCCCGAGTTTCTAGTGATGTTTTCTTTTTTAGCCTTTTTTGCTATGTGATACATCCAGTAAGAGGAAAGGTAAGATTTGATTTATACCCATTTCAGAAATCAGTTCTCTACAATTTCATTGCCCAACGATTCAATATCATTCTCAAGTTCCGTCAGGCAGGAATTACAGAACTTATTTCAATGTACTGTCTTTGGTTGGCGATGTACCATCCCAACAAAAAGATAAACATTATCTCTATCAAAGACACCACTGCTAAGAAGGTGCTTAAGAAGATTAAGTTCATGTACAAGAATCTTCCATGGTACCTTCAAACTCCCATAATCAATGGTAGAGCTGGAGAATACGGTTCTGCTTCCATGATAGAATTTGATAATGGGTCATTTATTGAATCAATTCCGACATCATCCGAAGCCGGTCGTTCGGAATCCCTTTCTCTTCTGGTAATTGACGAGGCAGCAGTAGTAAGATGGGCTGCTCAAATTTGGGCTGCTGCATTCCCTACTCTTTCCACTGGTGGAGCTGCCATCGTCAATTCCACTCCCTATGGAGTTGGTAATTTCTATCACTCAACTTGGGTAGATGCCATTGCAGGAGGTAATCCTTTTAACCCAATTCGATTATACTGGCAAATGCACCCAGAACGAGATATCAATTGGTATAACCAAATGTCTTCTGCTTTGGGAGCAAAACGAACTGCACAAGAAATTGATGGTGACTTCTTATCATCTGGTAATACAGTCTTCGACTTAGCCGATATTAAAGCTATCGAAGACTGCCTTAGTGATTACCCAGTTATTAAGAAGAGATTTAATGGTCAATACCGACAATTCTGTGAACCCGAATCAGATAAAGAATATTTCATTGGTGCAGACGTTTCAACTGGTAGAGCTTCTGACTACTCTTCATTTACTTGTATGGATAAGCTAGGAGAAGAACAAGTAGTATATAAGGGAAGAATGGCAGTGGGAGCTTATGCTAAGTTACTTGGTGATACTGGGAAGTTGTTTAACTGGGCAGTAATAGCTCCAGAATCCAATGACGTTGGTTTATCAGTAACTTCTAAGCTTCAAGACGAAGGCTACCCTAACCTTTACTACTACCAGAAGATGCTGAAGAAAAAAGGTAAAAGTAGACCTGAAATGGATAAATCCCCTGGTTGGTTAACCACCCAAAAGAATCGTTCAGTGATAATAGAAAACTTAGAAGAAGATATTCGATTAGATCACGTAACCATTAAGGACCCATTCTTTGTACAAGAAGCTTATACCTTCATTTATGATGGTTTAGGTAGACCTGTTGCAATGGGTAAACATAGGGCTAACAATTCAGCTGTAGATGTAGACCTTGAAGGAGATGTATATGCCGATGATGATATCTTTGGAAAAGCAATATGTAATCACATAAGGAAAGGAAAAACTAACGTAATCGTACAACCAAGATGAAAAAGTACTTCAATTTTAGTTGGGGTTGGGGACGTAAGAAGGACCCTCCCAAGAATGGTACATCCTCTAATAAAGAGGAAAAGCCTGCCACATCGATTTCGCCTGGTAGGGTTTCAGTTGACGATGATAGCGATAACTTAATTACATCATTACAAGGGTTGACTAAATTAGTTGAACCCTCTTTTCGTGTTGATGTGATACCTTTAATTCGGGATTTATATAAAGTAAATCCTGATATGGGCATCGCATTGCAAGATATGTTTAAGTTAGCTAACACCAGTCATACAGTAACTTTCCCTAATAATACCGATGAAGAGGCTTCAAAGATGAGAGAACATCTTAAGAAAGCCACCAAGGGATGGACCAGATATACTGCTGGTATAGATGGTTTAGTTAATAAAATGATTGTTCAACTTCTTGTAAGTGGGGCAATATCCGTAGAAGGAGTACCAAATGATAAGCTTGATGGTTTGGCTACTGTATTATTCCTTAAGCCAGAACACATCAAGTTTAAACGTGAATTAAATGGGGTGTATGCTCCTTACCAAAAGAATATAAATTTCTTTGTTAAGCAACAAGATTACATTAAGCTTAACCCAGAAACCTACTTCTATGTTGGTATGTTCAATGATACCGATGAACCTTATGGAGTTCCTCCATTTATGCCTGCATTGGATTCTCTCAAAGGACAAAATGATATGAAGATTAACTTCAAACATATCATGGAGATTTGTGGTATGGTTGGTTTCTTAGAAGCTAAGATGCAGAAATCTCCACAAAGGCCAAATGAGAGTATCAAATCTTATGAATCCAGATTATACCATGAACTCAATATCCTCAAACGTAATGTTAAAGAGGGTATGAAGGATGGGGTAGTTGCTGGTTACATAGATGACCATGAATTCAAACTAAATTCTACTACTAAGGAGCTCGGTAATATCGAGAAGCCTTGGAATATGAACCAACAATCTGTAGCAAATGGGTTGGGAGTTAATGGCTCTATCATTGGGGTATCATCTACTACTGGTGAAGGTGCAACTGGTATAATGCTGTCTAAGATGATTAGCCAGTTAAAAAATATCCAAATGCTTGTAGCTTATGTATTGGACCGACTTTATTCTCTAGAACTGCGTTTGGCAGGCTTTAATAATAAGGGAATGAAGATTGATTGGGGAACTTCTACAGTTTCTGATGAAGTTAAAATCCAACAAGGTCTTCAGTATAAGATACAGAACCTTGACTTATTGTATAAGGCTGGTATCATTAGTCAAGAGCAATATGCTTGGGCAATGGGTTATGATTCTCCTGATGAGAAAGAACCAAGAGTTTCACTTGAGGACCAATTTGCTAAGGGAGGTAATATAGACCCACAAGAAGGAACTAAGAAGAAACAAAGGCAAGATGATAAAAACCAATCTGCTCGTAGGTCAAGAGATAAGAATAACCCGGCTCCTTCTCGAGGAGACCAAAATACTAAAGCAAGATGAGTAAATTTACAAAGAAAAACAAAGAGCATCTTGATTCTATGGTGATAGGTCAAGGCCATACCATTATGGCTGGGTATATCCCAGAAGCAGTGGGAGCCAAGGCTTTCTCAGAGAATTATTACAAATGGAAAAATCCTACACCGGATTCCATTGCTCAATTTGGGTTTTGGGGAGGGGATATAGATTATAATACTTACTATCCCAACCTGGACAAATCAGAATTAACTCCTAAGGACGAAGAGTTTATCGAACCTATGTTCCGATTACTTTCGGAAACAATCGTATCGAAAAATTGGAATCCTACAGACTTCAGTCAAAATGGAGTACTAAAGGCTTCTATGAAGATGCTGCTTGGTCAAACAGTAAACTGTGACCATGAAACAAACATCGGTAATGCTATTGGAGCTGTATCACAAGTAATGTGGCAGGAATCTTATAAAGACGGTAGCTTTACTATACCAGCAGGTATCAACGGTATTCTGAAGATTGATGGTAAGGCAAATCCAAGAATTGCTCGAGGAATTCTTATGGAGCCACCCTCAATTCATAGTAATTCGGTTACTGTACAATTTAAGTGGGATAAATCCCATCCCCAAATGGAAGATAACGAATTTTATCAGAAACTGGGTACTTATGACTCTAAGGGAGTTATGGTACGTAGAATTGTTACTGAAATTGTTCGTTACCTTGAGACCTCACTAGTTTCACATGGTGCTGATTCATTTGCCCAGAAAATTGGTTCGGATGGTAAAATCATTAACCCAACCTTTGCCAAAAGAACTTGGGCATCTTATGAAGAATACAGAGATGATAAATCGAAGCAATACTTCTTTACTGATTATAAATCAGATTTAACATCATATCAAGAAAAGAACGATACTCAGGGTTCTTTTAATGATAATGATGCCAATGATAATCATTCAAATAAAAATAACATGAACGAAGAATTACTAAAATTTCTTGAAAGCCTTTTCGGGGATAATATGCTTACCCTGGAAGAAGGTAAAGAGATGAATCAGGAAAATGTAATTGCCTGCATTCAGACTTTGGTATCATCCAGAAACGAATTGCAAACTTCGGTAGATAATCTTACTACAGAGAAAACTTCTCTTACGGAACAGATTACCAATTTGAATGCCGAAGTAGCTAACTTGAAGGAAATGGCAACCGTAGGAAAGAATCACATTGCTTCTCTCCGTGAAAATGCCGTAGAAACCTACAAGAAGTTAATGGGTGATAAGGTAGATGAGACAATCGTTACGATGCTCAATGCCGAGACTACTGGTATTACTACTCTTATTTCCTTGACCAAGGATTACCAAGCTCGCTTGGAAGAGAAGTTCCCTCTCACTTGCTCAAAATGTGGTTCTAAGGACGTCAACCGTGCTTCCTCAATTGCTGAGGATGATACCGAGGGTAAAACTGGAACCCAGGGTACTGATACCCAACGGAATTCAGAATCTCCGAGTACTAAGAATGTAATCGATAACTTGTATCGAAACAAAATCAAATAACTAATATAAATAATCCGCGTTATGGAAAAAACTAAAATCGTAAACGACCCTCAGCAACTTACTCTCTTTGGGGAAAGAACCCCGAGAGCGGTGATTTACAAAAGTGAGTCACACAAATTGCACCAGGCTTTCAATGTTAAAGCTGGAGAGAAAATCGTACAGGGTATGCCAGTGGCTTTGAATGAAGAAGGTTTGATTTACCCTTGCACTGATACAGCTACTCAAGTTTATTTGGGTGTAGCAGTAACGGATAACGTTAACCCTGCTTATCAACCTCAAAGAAATTTCCCGGTAGAGGTAACAGTAGCTATGGAAGGTTACATGATTTGTAACTGGGTATCAAACGGAAATATCGAAGCTGGCTATGTAACTCCCGATGGAGAATTGCTTAACGATAGATTCGTAAAAGCTAACCAAGCAACTTCAACCCAGTTCATTGCCCTTAATCCAGCAGAAGAGGCAAATGAGGTAATTCAAGTACTCATCAAATAAGAGAAAAGAAATTATGGAAAATAAAATAGATATTACAAAGTTGAAGGCTCAGGATTTTATGAATGAGCTGCCGGAAATGGTAAGAAGCTTGGAAGCTGTTCGTTCCGGTTCACAGGACAAGAAGCCTGTAGAGGTAACTTTTGGAGAATTGGTTACCGGTAAATGGGGTATTTCAGAAGATGAACTTTTTGAAAAGATGGGCATCAATCCAAAAGTGGACACGATGCAGAACATCTTTACAATGCCTCAACAGAATGTTCGTTGGATTGTTCCGGAAATCATCCGTGCTGCTATCACATTGGGTATGCGCCAGGCTCCGTTCTATCCGAACATCATTGCATCTGACCAACCAATCAATGGTTTGCAAGCAATCATGCCGATGGTTAACATGTCGGATGCTGCCCCTGCAAAGGTTAATGAGGCAGAAACTATCCCATTGGGTGATGTTAGCTTCGGACAGAAATCAGTTAGCCTCTTCAAAATCGGAAAAGGTTTCAAACTTACTGATGAAGTTCGTAACTATGTTTCACTCGATGTCTTGGGAATCTACCTTCGTGATTTTGGTGTTCAGTTGGGTTATGCTCTGGATACTTTGGCTATGGACGTTGCTATCAATGGTAACAACCCTGATGGCTCTGAGTCTGCCCCGGTAATCGGTGTATACGAAACAACTAAAGGTATCACTTACAAAGACCTTCTGCATATTTGGGTACGTGCTGCTCGTATGGGACGTAACTTCCAAACTATGATTGGTGGTGAAGACCAGGCAATCGAAATGCTGAACTTGCCGGAATTCAAGAATCGTCACTCTGGTACTACAGAAGCTACCCTGAATGTTAAGTCTCCTGTTCCCAAGAATGCTGACTTCTACATTCACCCGGGTACACCCGACCAACAGTTGCTGTTGATTGATACATCTGCTGCCTTGATTAAGCTTACTGCTCGTCAGTTGATGCTTGAATCTGAAAGAATCGTTTCTAACCAGACTCAGGCAATCTATGCAAGCTTGACTACTGGCTTCTCTAAGATGTACCAGGATGCAACTCTGTTGCTGGCTGCTAACAGGAAGTTCTCAGAATGCGGTTTCCCCGAGTTCATGAACGTAGACCCATATTTGATGGTTAACCTAGAATAATAAGGGACGTTCGGTTTCATCTATATAAATTCCCTGAGAGGGTAGGTAACTAAAAAGACCTATCCTCTCTTTAATCATTTTTAAATTTTAGGAAATATGGCTAAAGATAAATATACAGTAACTGTGGGACCAAGAGCTTACAGTTTTCATGACCAATCAACTGGTATTACCGTTTGTAGAGGAGAAGACAAGGAACTCTCTCGTCGTCAATTCCGTGCACCAAAGATTCAGAAGGCAATTGCCTCTGGCCATCTGATTATCATTGCTGATAAATCAGAAATCGAAAAGTATTCAGAGGCCGACATCGAAAAGTTGGATAAGAGACTGAATGCTCAGTTCAAGAAAGGCATGACTCTTGAAAAACTTGCAAAGGGCTATTCCCTGGAAGAACTGAATCTGGTAGCAGGTCTTCATGAAATCGTTGCCGAGAAAGATGATACAGTAGAAACACTTCTCCAGGCTTTGCTGGAAGAATTCGAATCCTCTTCTAAAGGGTAATATATGAAAATTACATAAGACAGACTAATATGAATAACAATCTGGACTTTTTGTACGTTACGTCAGGTCTGGAAGTTTCATTCAGAGTCATATCCAAAGTCCCGGCCAAATCTATTTTTGACTGGGACTTTGGCGATGATAAGGGAGAGGTTTTCAATGGTGGAAGACATGTTTCCTATTCTTATGAAACTCCCGGTTTCTATACCGTAACATTACATGTAACTAACTCTAGCGGTTTAGATATCACCGTAGATAAGACTCTGGTAGTTTGTGATTATGGGCATACGGCATTAGCCGATACAATATATAACTTAATCGACCATTATATCCCTTCAGAAATATCCGATGGGATGACCAGGGAAGAGAAATCTATTTACATCACTAAGTGGCAATATTACATTGGACCTCTAGTAAACCATACAATTGCACCCGATAAGTATACGGATGAATTATGGTATGAAGCACTAGAAAACCAATTAATAATGGAATTGGCAGCATGGGATTTTCTCAATGTGAAGATACTTAATCTATTAACGAGTACTTCCGAATACTTAAGTCAATTAACCTCTACCAAAGAACAAACTGGTGATGGTACTTCTAAACCTGAACTTGCTCGTGGTGATAGGATAAAACAAATCACTACTGGGCCCACTGAAGTGCAATATTATGATACCTTGGCAGATGCTACAAGTTCCCTATGGAAAACACTTTCTCAAGCAATGCAACCGGGTGGATTAATAGATGAATTAAGAAAGAACCTTTGTATGTTAGCTTCACGATTGGAAATCTACTTACCGTTCTGTGATGAAGTATTCAGAACCGTAGTTCCCAAAGTAGTTAACAGAAGGCAACCTGGAGTATTAGATGGACCCAACCCAAGTGCTCCAGTAAAAGGTGGTAAGAAATCAATCTTAACTAAGTTATGACAAAAGAACCCTGGAGAATGGTAAAGAACCGCTCTTGGGATAGATACAAGAAAATTATCACTGACTTCTTAGATTGGGATGCTGGTAGACAAACCATAACTTGGGCCAAACATGTTAATCAGCTTCTCAGTCATGCCGAAGACAGTATACCTAAATATTATAACATCCAAATCGAAGCATTGTGTTACTACAATGCTTTCAGAAACTGGCCTATCAACAAGGCAACCGTCTCAGGAGAATTGGATGACGAAAACTTATCAATACTAATTTCTAAATCTTATATAGAACAAATCGGTTATCTTACACCGGAGGGTTATTGGGATTTTAATTGGGAACAAGATAGGTTTGTAATTAATGGTATAACGTATAAGCCTTCTGGAGATACTCAGACTGCTCAGGCAAAGGATGAGGCTTTAGTTTTCATGATTATCCTAAAGAGAGACCGAGATACCAAAATCGAATTTGTAGATTAAAAATTAAGTATATGGCAAAGATGTTAGTACTGAGGTGGACCCCAATTACTACTTCCAGTGGAATCTGGTTTGATAGTAATCTGGTTATCCTTAATGGTACATCTGGAGTTCATATTGAAATGAAAGGTAATGGCAATGATGTAACGGCATTTCAATCAATGACCGGAAACAAATTTGTCACCTGCTTTCAAGATTACTTCGGTGATATCTGGGATAAAATAATACCTCATCCTGGTATAGGCCAGGTAATGAAATTCCGTGTAAATAAGCTTCCCGATTATGCTTGCATACGGGGGGATATAGAAGACGGTGGAGATGTAGATCCAGAAAATCCGAATATACCAATGAATGCCTTCTGTGGTTCAGAGGGAGAACCATTCAGGGATATAGATTCGGAATTCTTACTGGGTCGTCAACGTTCAGTAATTAATCCTTAAATTTTATAAATATGTATGTAAGTAAATATTACACCTGCGAAGAGATTGACCAGCGGTTGTTACAGGGTTACTATGATGACTTTGTTCGTGCTGGCTTTGGGGGAACTATAAATGAGTTCTGGGCTTTCGTACTTTCTATCAAAAATAAGGTAGATAAGAAGGAAGGATATGACTTATCTAAGAATGACTTCACTGATGAGTTAAAAGCTAAACTTGATGGCATTGAAGAACATGCAAATTATATCACCAAAGTTTCTCAGCTTGAGAATGATTTGAAATATCAAACTGAGGAAGAAGTTAAACAGATGATTAGTGATTTGGTTGATGGTGCTGATGATGCCCTTGATACTCTTAAAGAGTTGGCAGAGGCATTGGGTAATGACCCCAACTTTGCAACTACTATCACTAATAAATTAACCGACCTTCGTACTGCCTTAACTGAAGAGGTTAATCGGGCTAAGGAAGCTGAAGCTGCCTTGGGTGCTGCAGTAGCCGCAGTTCAGGATAACCTCGAATATGGGTTAGACCAAATCAATAAGAAGATTGATACGGTTAAGGCAGACTTAAAAGCTGAAATCGACAGAGTTGAGAAGAAGGTAGATAAGAATGCCGAAGACATCAAAGACCTTGAAGATAAGGTAAATCAAGGTAATGGTGAACTTGAGAAGGAACTCAAGGATCTTATCCAAAAGGAAAAAGATGAACGTATTGCTGCCGATAATGAGATTAAGGAAAGTGTAAATGACCTTAAAACTCTCCATATCAATGATAAGGCATCCCTTGAGTCAAAGATTGCAGAAGAAACTGCAAATCGTACTAACGCAGATACTGTACTGGATTCTAAGATTAACGAAGAAATCACTAATCGCCAGGCAGATACTTTAGCTCTTCAAGGTAAAATTGACCAAGAGAAGGTAGACCGTCATTCTGAGGACCAAGTTCTTCACAATGAAATCTCTAAAGAGGTAACAGACCGTACCAATGCAGATAATGCTCTTCAAGGTAATATTGATAAGGAAGTTCAGGCCCGTACTGTTGCAGACCAAGTATTACAGAACAATATCGATTCAGAGGCTACTACTCGTGCTGCTCAGGATTTAGTTCTTGAACACAAAATCGAAGATGTAAAAGAGCAGGGTGTAGAAGACAAGGAGCAATTGCTTAATGCTATTGCTGCCGAGGCTGCTGCTAGAGAAAAAGGTGATAAAGATCTTGATACTAAGAAAGTAGATAAACGTGAAGGCTATTCTTTGACTAAGAATGACTTTACCGATATACTCAAAGCTAAACTTGATGGAATTGAGGAAAAGGCAAATTATATTACGCATCTTTCTCAGCTTATCAACGATTCTGGTTTCCAAACTGAGGAAGAGGTAAATGCAGCTATCCAAAAGATTATTGGTTCTGCTCCAGAAGTACTTGATACTCTTAAGGAAATTGCTGATGCCCTTGGAAATGACCCCAACTTTGCTGCTACCATTACCAAGAAATTGGCTGCAATCACAGAACAGGTTAACCAAGAAATCGAAGACCGAATTGCGGGTGATGAGGCAAACAGTGCTGAGGTAGCTGCTGAAGTTCAAGCTCGTAAGGATGCTGATACAGCTCTTGAAACTAAACTGAAAGAATATGTAGACAATAAGTCTGCTATTGGTGATGCTGCTCTTGGAGTTGTAAAAGACAATCTTAACAAGGAAATCCAAGACCGTAAAGATGCAGATGCCACAATTCAATCTAGCTTGGATAAAGAGATTGCCGAAAGAAAGACTGCAGATGAAGCCTATACTCAAAGTCTGGCTAACGTTAACCAACGTATTTCAGACTTGGCATTGAGTATGCAAGAGTCTATCAATACATTGCGTAATGAGCTTACTGAGCAGGTAAATGCAAATACTACTGCTATTGCCACTAACCAACATAGTATTGAAAGAAATTCAGAGGCAATCACAAACTTAACTAAGACTGTAGGTGATAACTACAAGGAAGTTAAGGATATGATTAACGAAGAAATCATTGATCGTACTAATGCTGATAGTGCCTTGAGTTCTCGTATCGATACTCTCAATATCGACCTTAATACTGAGAGTGTAGAAAGAAAGGCTGCCGACCAAGTTCTCCAGGTTAACTTAGATAAAGAAGTAGCAGACCGTACTGCAGCTGATAAAGCTTTGAGTACTGAGTTTACTGCTAAGTTGGATAATACCAAGCAAGCTTTGGAATCCAAAGTAGCTAATATTAACACTAAGCTTGAACAAGAAAAGGAAAATCGTATTGCTGGTGATAATGCTTTGGGAGTTCGTATTGATTCTCTAGAGGCAGGTAATACCGATGCTATGAATGAACTAAAAGCAAAGGTAAATGCCAACACTACTGCTATTAATGCAGAGAAAGACCGAGCAATTGCCAAAGAGACTTCTCTTGAGGCCAAGATTGATACCAACCTTCAGAATCACGAGGATGATATGGCTGGTATTAATAAGGATATCCTTACCGAAAAGAATGACCGCTTAGCTGGAGATACTCTACTTCAAACCAATATTGATAAAGAAGCAACTGATAGAGCTAATCAAGATACACTTATCAGTAATGCTCTTGCTCAAGAGAAGGCAGATAGGATTGCTGCCGACCAAGCACTGGATAATAAGAAGGTAGATAAAGTAGATGGTAAAGTACTTTCTTCTAATGACTTCACGGATTTGCTATATGCTAAACTTGATGGCATTGAAGAACATGCAAACTACATCACTAAGGTATCAGAGTTATTAAACGATTCTGACTTTCAGAATGCAGAACAAGTAGAGGCTGCAATCCAAAATATTATTGGTTCAGCCCCTGAAGTATTGGACACTTTGGCAGAGATTGCTAAGGCTCTCGGTGATGATCCCAACTTTGCAGCAACTATGACTGCTAAGCTTACAGAGTTGGAGAATAAGCTTGAAGCCGAAAAGAACTTACGAGAACAGGGAGATAATACTTTACAACAATCATTCACTAACCTGAGTAATACTCTTACTACTACGGTAAATGAGCTGAGAACTTTTGTAAGTGAAACTCGTACAGAGTTGTTAACTTCCCTGAATGCTACTAATGCTCTGGTAACTCAGAATACTGCTAATATCCAACGTAACCTGGAATTAATCCAGGGTATTCAGGATAATATCAATGGTAATTATACGGCCATTACGGATCTGTTAAATAACGAAATTGCTGCTCGTAAAGCTGAAGATATTCGGTTGGAAGCAAAGATTGATCAGAATACTTCTGACCTTAATACCGAGAGTGAAGAGAGAAAGGCTGCTGATAAAGTTCTTCAAGATAATATCGATGCAGAAGAAGCTGCTCGTATTGCTGCAGACACCGCTCTTGGTAAACGTATCGATAAAGAAATCCAAGATAGAATAGATGCAGATACATCTTTGGATAACAAATTTACCAATATTACCAATGATCACGAAGAAAGGTTGGTAGCCGAGGAAGCAACTTCTGATGCTTTACCTAATACCATGGTTACTGGTGTAAGTGAAATAAGTAGAGATGACTCTAAACTTACTTTCAAGGTAAATACTTCTACTAAGGACGTTTCTAACAACCAATACGGAGAATCCAATGAGGCCATTAAAGAACTTCTCCCGGTAACCCAATCTCTTGCAGGAGTCATGTCTGCAGCAGATAAGATTAAGTTGGATGGGTTGGATGAAAATGCCCTTACAGATATATCGGCTGATTCCGATGCAAGTAAAGTAACCGTAACCGTAACTAAGGATAATGGTCTGAATGCTGATACTACAGAAACCTTTGATTTGCCTCAGGCATCAGATACTAAAGCCGGTACGATGACTGCTAAGGATAAGGTAGAGTTAGATAGAATTACTACTGTTAACTTTGCTCTTGGGGATGTAACTCCAAATGAGACTTCAATAGGCATTGCTGCTACTAAAACGATAATTGAGGATGGTACCGTAGAACAGAATCCAATTACTTTGCCTGCTTCTACTGCAGAGAAGGCCGGTGTACAAACTGCAGCAGATAAGAAATTGTTTGATTCTATACCAAAGGCTATATCTGAAGGATTCAGTAGTAGAATACAATCTTACAGTACTGTAAGATTGTACTTAAATTTAGCCGAAATAGATTCAGAAACTGGCGAATATATATCTAAAGGCTCCGGTTGGGGTGATGATCCACGTAGATTCTTGGAGATTGCTCCTGCCTCTAAGTCACGAGCCGGTGTACAAACTGCAGCAGATAAGAAATTGTTTGATTCTATACCAGACAATATTATCATCTTATCTGGTAATAGCCCAGTTGAGGTAGGCCAGCAAAGTAGTCATGTAACTTTAACTCATAACTTCTCTTCTAAAAAAGAAGAGGGTGTTTATACTCACGAGCCAGAAGATTATAAGACTACTTATATCCCTGCAGCAAACAACACCCTTGCCGGAGTAATGACTGCTCAAGATAAGATTAATCTTGATGAGACTTTACCCAATGCTATTGCTAAGGAAGTTGAGGATAGACAAGAGGCAATTGATACAGCTATTAAAAATCTGGGGGATTCTCAGACTGCTGCCTTAGAAAAAGAGATTCAAGATAGGAAGAATGCAGATACTGCTCTTGAAACTAAATTGCAGAATAACATTGATACTCTAGAAGCCAAGCATGATTCCTTTGTAGCAACTAAGGGACAAGCTGATGGGTTTGCTCCATTAGATGGTAATGGATTGGTACCAGCTAACCATTTGCCTTCATATGTAGACGATGTAATCGAGGTATACGCTACTTATGAAGTAAGCTCTACTGGAGGTCTTACTAATGTTCAGTTGTATACTGATGCTACTCACCAAACTCCGGTAACTGGAGAATCTGGTAAGATATACATTAATGTTGCTAATGGGGAACCTCCTTATCAATTCCGTTGGTCAGGTACTAAATTCGTAGATAGTAACACTTCTTCCCTTATTATTGGAGAAATTGCAGGTACTGCTTTCGAGGGTAGTAGAGGTAAACATCTTGAGGATGTGGTATCTAGTATGCCTAGAAATTTAATCAGTAATATTTCAATAGCTAACAGAAACAAGAGGAATATAATTATTCAGTGTAATTATTCTTCTTTAGATGACCAGGGTCATTACATAGATCAGCCTGAGGGGATGCTTATTCCACTAACCAATGCCACTACTCAAGAAGCCGGTTTGATGGAGGCAGAAAGTGTAATAAAACTTAATCAAACCTTACCAGATGCTATTGAAGCTGAACAAGAGGCTCGTATTGCAAAAGATAATGAGCATGATAAACTAATCAATAGTTTACCTCAGGAGATAATGACGGTAATAAACGGTGTTACCCAAAATACGAATAATCTCGGATTAAAGTATTTTAGATGGGTAAAGAATACCGAAGAGGGCTCATATAGTAGGGGTACAGATGTGAATGTCACCATACCAGCAGCAACTAAGACTACTGCAGGTGTAATGACTGCAGCTGATAAGACTAACTTGGATAATACGGTACAGGGGTTGGCAAATGAGATTACCAATAGAACTAATGCCATCAATGCTCTTCGTACAGAATTGAAAACTTACGTTGACGATTTGATTGCCGATACTGGTTCAGATGTAACTGCCTTAGAAACTAAGGTAAATAATCACATTGCCAATAAATCTAATCCTCATACAGTTACTAAAACTCAGGTTGGATTGGGTAATGTTAATAATACTTCTGATGCTGATAAGCCAGTATCTACTGCTCAAGCTACTGCTATTGCTGATGCTAAGGCTGCAGGTACTACTGCTCAGACTTCTATCAATAGTCATGCAGGTAGAAAGGATAATCCTCATACAGTAACTAGAGCTCAATTGGGATTGGCAACTACTGACCAGGTAGTATTTGCTAAGACTACTGCTCCTTCCGGTTTCTGGAAAGAGTCTTCCGATGAAAGATTGAAATCTAACATCAAACCATTAACCCATACTTTGGAACAGATTTGCAGTATACCTACAGAATCCTTTATCATGGATGGTAAGGAAGATGAAGGTACCATTGCACAAGGTTTGGAAGCAGCAGGGTTTAACCATTATGTGGAAGAAGACCCAAGAACTAAGGATTCAGTTCCTAATCCTGAGGAATTCGAAACGGTTGTTATCGACGGTGAAGAATATGTATTGGTAAAACAAGTTAAGTACCATAAGATGTCTACTCTGGCAATCGAAGGTATTAAACTTCTTTACGAAGAGATTAAGGCTTTGAAGGCTGAAATCTCAGAACTCAGAAATCTTAAAGATGTAGATTAATATGGGAGAGATAGCAACATGGAGTGCTGTCAAAACTAAAGTAGGCCTTGGTAAGACAGGTAATGACTGCCCTACCAAGGCTGAATTGTTAGCACTCGCCTCTACAGGAACGGGGGAAAGTTACGTTGGCTTGGAAATCTCCAATGCTAGTTCCTATGGTAATAACGAAGCTGTTAAACTCGAAGATATTCATAAGGTAACTTATAAGTATACATTCACTTTGAGATACTCCAGTATAAGTTTTGATGCTTTAGGTAACCCCAGTAGTTCTAATTTTGGTTTTGAGTTTACCAGTACGAAGCAGAAATATTGGGATAATGTAGCTAATGGGTCTGCTGTTAGTGTTAATTACGTAATAAACAGTAAACCAAGTTGGATTACTAACTATAGTAAGCCGGCAGATGGAAAGCCTTGGAAAGCTTCAGAGAATCTAGACCTAACCTCAAGGTCTGGTAAGGGGTTGGCTACTCAATCTGAATCTGGTAAAACCGTGGAATTCACATTTACCCAGGCAGCAGCATCTCAAAGTTGGTCTCAAACATTCTCAGTGAATCCCACTTCTCTGTCTTTTGGGGCAACTGGAGGAACAAAAACATTTACTGTAACCTCTTATAAACAGGAATACCGAAATGGACATACCTATGGTAATCAAATTCCCTTAAGTTATACCAGGGCTAATACCGGAGTTACCGGTACTGGTACTTCAGTAACTATGGCAAATAATACTTCTACTTCGGCAAAGTCGGGTAGTGTAGTATTAACTCAGGCAGAAACCAATAAGAAACTAACTATCAGTTGTTCTCAATCTGCAGGTTATAGAACCTATAGTGAAATCACTGTAAGTGGAGGAAGTGTATCCGATATACCTGCAAGTGGAGGAAGTAGAAGTTCATTCTCAACTATGCCCTCATATTCTCAGACTTGGGGATGGAATGGTTCTACAACTGGAGGAGGCACAATTACAAGCGGTGCTAGCATTAGTTATGGTACTGCAGTTAGTGCAGGTTCTTTGGGAACTACTGCAAAGGCTAGAACAAGGGTAGGCTCCCTTACTTGTACTGTATCTCTGAATGGTAAATCGAAATCTATAACTCTCGATGTATACCAGGCAGAGAATAAAATTACCAGTACTACTGATGGTACACCAGTAATAAGCTTATCTGCAAGTTCATACTCTATCTCTAATTCAGGAGGTAGTGTTAATATTTATGCCAGTGTAAGTATACCTACTACCAACCATTGGAGTTCAGGGTCAACAAGTGCAGGTTCTTCGAAGAGTGCTACACCTACGGTTAGTGCAAGTGGTACTGGTTTTAGTTTGAATGCTGCTAAGACGGTACTTACTGCTACGGAGAACTCGGGTACTTCAAGTAGAAGCTGTGTAGTAACTGCATCCTATAGTGGGGCAACTACTAAGACAATCACAGTTACACAGAGTGCTGCTTCAGTATCTTATAAGTATTACTTGGCATTCACTTCCCCTACTGGTTCAAGAACTACCACTAGAACCGGATTGTCAGCTTTGGGAGGTAATAACTTTACAGTTGATGTAGCTTATTCTTTTAAGACTAAGGTAATAAATGGTTCTGAGGTAAGTACAAGATATCCCTTGGCTTTAACCGTAACTTCAAAACCAAGTTGGGTTACAAATGTAGCCATTACAACACTATCCAGTGATAATGGAACCTATGGGTTAACCTTAACCTTAACGGAGAACACCGTAGAATCAACAAGGTCAGGTACCATTAAATTAAGGCAAGCAGAAAACGATGATAAGGGTTGGGAGCTTACAGTCAACATAACTCAGAAGGCTGCAACAATTACTTATGAATACGTATTTAATTTGGGGTAATAAAAATACAACAACAGTAAGAATTATGCCAAGTAAGTCGGTTAATATTACACTATCGACTCCAGTTGGCCCTCTAGAAATATACGTAGATAAACGAGAACAAGCTCGTGCAGAAAGGTTGATTGCCAAAACTCCAAGTATCTTAACCGAAGGCTATGCGAAAGGTACAGAAAAGTTTGGTAATCAACTTCTTCGTATAGTAAGACGAAGTTTGAATACGGGTGTTCCCCCAAGAGGTTCAGGAGTATCATGGCCACCACATGCTCCTGGTACCCTAAAGAAATATGGGGACCATACCATGTTAAATCTTACGGGGCAATATGCTCGTTCAGTTACTTTGGTAAAAGGTAAGAAAAGAACTTTCGTCGGATTGCCAATTGGAATCAAGAAGATTACCTATACGGGTAAGACTTCAAGAAAGACTTTGAATCAGATAGCTATCATGTTAGAGTATGGTAGTAGAGATGGTAATTTACCACCTCGTCCTCTTTGGAATCCTGCATTTAAGGCTGCTGGTGGAAAAGCTGCCTTACAAAAGGAAATACGTAATGAAATTAGAAAAGAAATAAGGAGGGTTATATAATGGCAGCAGATTTCGAAATATCATCCTTATCCTTATCCGGAACTGGTACTGCAACTATTAGGGTAAAGCCTAAGGCAGTAAACGAAGACATGAATAATATAAAAGAGCAGGTTCTCAAGGTAGTAGTTCAGGGTGTAGAAAGGGAAGTAACTCTGATACAAAAGGCCGCTCCTAAAATAGTAGAGACCTGGGGAACTTATTTTAGTATCACTCCAGAAACTACTTCCCATACTTTCGATGGTACTAAAAGGGGTGAGACCCTAGAAATAGGTGTATACAGTTACCAACAGAAGTTTATCGATAATAAGCCTCAAGATGAATATCGTGCTGTAGATTGGAAAGTTGAAAGCTCCTCAGATTGGTTAGAGGTAACCCAAGAAATTGGAGAAGCTAATGCCGCAGGTAAGCTTACTATCAAAACTAAATCTACTAATCAAGAACATAACCCCAGTAACTATGACCCCTTGGAAAGAACTGCTATAGTTAAGATTATCTCACAGCAAGAACCTAACACTGAGATAGTTTTAAATATAACTCAATCTCCAGGTACTAGAACTACTAAGTATGGCTTTGAACCAACCCCGAATATACCATTCCCAAATCTTGGTCAAAATACTAGTACTGCTCAGATTAGTAATGTAAAGGGTTATCAGTACTACCTTATCAACGGTATTCAAGTTGCTAAATTTATAAAACAATTTAAGATAACCGATATAAGTAAGACAATAGAGGGTCAACTCCCTGGAGGTATTGGTTCAGAACCAATACCCTTTAAAGTATGGCTTACCGATTATCCTTCAAATATTGCTACTCAATGGGTTAGTGAATTAAATTGTGTTGGTCATTTACAAACCATAATAAGGGGTTTTGGAGGTATTCAGGTAACTTATAATGGGTATATTAATGACAATGGCAATCAAAGTGTTCAATTAAATATTAGATTAGGACTTTAATGGTAAACTCAGAAGAAATAGTAGAAAGAACTTTTTATATCTCTCTACTTAGTACAATGTTGGAAATGGGTCTTACCTTAAACCCAGAAGACTTCTTACCTTTGTCTCAAGAAAACGAAAAAAGATTTCAAGAGGCAATCAAAGGTATGAAGAAGTTCATACCTCTTTTTGGTATAGGGAATAACCAAGTAAAAGGCCCAAAGACTCTCCCAAGAATAACCATAGAACTACAGGGTTATTATGCTGGAGATATTGGTGTGAATAAATACATCATTGGTGATAAACTTGAGGATGGTAATTACCAAGCTTCAGAGTTTCCTTATGAAACTAAGGATATTACCATAGATGTACATCTGGTTTCTCAAACACAAGCAGATATGAGATTGCTACATACAATCTTATATACTGGCTTACCTGCTAGAGGATACGTGAGACCATACTTCAATGATTTAGAGGAATGGGAAAAGGGCAGGCTTGCTCCCACCGGAAACCTATTCATTGAAATTGGTAATTATTATGACCATCCAGATGTAGAGCATGGTATACTTGAGAAGGTATACACCTATGTATGTAAGGACGGTATTCTTCCAGAAAAAGCTTTGGGAGAAGGTACTCTTACACCTATCAAGGATATATCGGTTCTTATTGGATTGTTAGAACAAAACGAAAATGAGATGCTAGAGTTAAAAGTACCTAAGGTATAGGTACAATACTCTAGGGTATAAATTAAACGAGTAATTAACTTTAATCACAATAGAATTATGCCAACTTCACCTCATGTTGATTTTAAGTTTAAGAACAACAATGTTCTTCAAACTACTCCCATGTTAGGAGTTTCTTGTGTATTGGCTAGAACTACTAAAGGTCCATACGATGACCCTTCAGAAATCATCTCTACATTCTCTCAGTTCCAAAGAATCTATGGTTCTGAAATTGTACCCGATGGTTCTGTATCAAATATCGAAAAGGCTTTGCAAGGTGGTTCTAAGCTTCGTGTTATTCGAGTACTTGGCAAAGGAGCTACTCAAGGTACAGTAACTGCTTCTCCGGCTGCGGCAAGAAAAGCTAAAGATTCAGAAGATGAAATCTCAGTTGCTTCTGCTGTAACTGACCCAGCTAAACCCTCTGCTTTGATTACTTTAAAATCTGGTAGTACTACTTATAGTTTTGGATTAGTAACCAAGGGATATGGAGATCCAATTGGTAGTGCAAATACTTTCCAGGTTGGTTTTTATAAGCAAGCTAATACCTTGTATTATAAAATATATTCAGCTAATGGGCAAGTACTTGAACAGGGACCAGTAATAACCTACAAAACTGCCGATGATAACAATAACACTTCGGTAGATTACCTTGCTCTTAGTGCATTTGCTAAGAACTCGGAATATATTAGGCCGGTAATTACTGCAGGTTCCTCTTTTGAAAACCTAATTAAGTGGCTTACCGATGATATTGATGGTACTAAGAATGCTATCACTATTACCGTGGGAGATGCTGCACCCTCCGAAACAGAGAAACTGTTTAATGGTACTATCGGTAGTGCAGGTTCCACTCCAACTGCCGAAGAATGGATTACTTCCTTGGATTTGGTAAAAGATTACACCGACTTCTACCAATTATTTATTTCACATATCTCTCAACACCTTACTACCGATTCAGATGTACTCAAGGTATATAAGGCTGCTGCAGATATGGCAAAGGAATTGATGGAATGGGTACTGTATATCGAAGTTCCCAAACATTTAACCCATTATACTCAAGGTACTCAGGCAAGAGATTACAAAGCTCAGGTAACTTGGGTACAGACTTGCCTTGGTACTGTAGGTAACTCTAAGTACATTGCCTACTTTGGTGGTGGACTTAAGTACTACAACGAAAACGGTAATCTTCAGGATTCCGATGTAGTGGGTACTATTGTTGGTTTGGGAGATGCCTCTGCTACTCAATATGGTCCTTGGAAATCCTTTGCTGGTATGAACCGAGGGGTTATTGGAGATGCAGTTGGTCCAGTATGCCCCAACTATGGTTCTCCTTCTCGATATAACGAACTGAACACCCTTGCTCAGAATTATATCAATGAGATGGTAATCAAAGATACTCCAGATGCAGGTAAGCAAACCATGCTATGGCATTGCTTCTCTTCTCAAGTGAAACAGGATTCTGAAAGATTCCTTTCAATCGTAAGACTGAACCTTTACCTGAAGAAGTTCCTTCGCCCGGTACTCAACAAATATATCGAAGAACCAAACGTTTGGAGTACTTGGAAGAGAATCTGGTTGGAGGTTAAACCTACACTGGATTCATTGGTAGATGAAGATGCTATGACCGAGTATACCTGGATGGGTGACCAAGATGCAACTTCTTGGGATGACCTTTCAATTAATACCGAGGCAGATGCCCGTCAAGGTAAGTACCGTGCTATTCTTAAGTATAAGGATGTAGTTCCTATGCAAGAAGTAACTATGGAGATTGTAATTGATGCGGCATCCAAATCTGTATCAATCGTAGAAACAAGTAATAACCTATAAACATATAACGATGGGAGCAAAAGTAAAAAACCCACGGAAGAAATTCTTGTGGAGCATCATGTTCCCCAAACACCCTATCAATACTTATCTGTTTCAAAGTTGTACTTTGCCGGATATTGAGATTGACCAGGTTGCTCATGGGGACGTCAATAGAGACGTTAAAACTGCAGGTAGGGTTACTATAGGTAATCTTATCGTAGAGAAACTTATGACTACTGCAGGTTCCGATACATGGCTTCATGATTGGCTATACTCTTGCCAGGACCACATAGTTGGTGGTGGTTTAGTACCAAGCCAATACTGGGAAACGGCAATTGTAAACGAACTTGCCGAAGATGGAGTCTCAGTTCTTAATACCCATGTCTTCGAAGAGGTATGGCCATGTAAGATTACCGGCTTAGACTTGGACAGAATGGCTTCAGAGAATACCATTGAGTCCATAGAGTTCTCAGTTGGTACTGCAGATAAATACTAATTCCTTAGTCTATTTTCACTAAGATTCGGTGGAGGGGTGGGATTCCTGTGATAGGAGCTCACCCCTTTCTTGTTGTTACAAGGAGTACTATGAACATATGTAAACATTAAAAATAACAGTTATGGAATTTAGAACATTTAGATTTACCGGACCCTCTGGTTACGAATATGAAATCAGAGAACAGAATGGTGCTGATGAGGATATCCTCAGTAACCTTTCAGACATGAAGACTTTGATGAACCTTACCAAGTTCATTGCAGCAATTGTAATTAGAACTACGGCTACACCCAATGGGAAATTAACCATAGATGATGCCCTTAACTTACCGGTCAATGACCGCTATGCTATTATCTTTAATTCTCGTATCTTCTCTTTGGGGGATGAGGTAGAATTTGAATATGATTGGGGCAAAGAGAATGGAGGTAAAGTTACTTATGGCCAAGACCTTCATGAGTTCCTTTTCGATTACGGTACTGCTCCAACTGAGGATGATTTGAATCAAAAGCCCGATGCTATCCCTTACTATCCAGAAGGGGTTAGATTGATAAACCATGAATATGTTCTCTCCTCTGGCAAGAAGATTAAATTCGATTGTATGACGGGTAAGGGGGAACAAGATTTCATGAAGTTGCCATTGGATAAGCAAACTAAGAATGCTCCTCTTCTTTGTCGGAACCTTTACTTAGAGGTTGATGGTAGTTGGGAAAAGGTAGAAAACTTTACCCCATTTACTGCAAAGGATATGGCTGAGATGAGAAAGTATATCTTATCTATGGACCCCATTTTCAAAGGTGAGTCTCACATCACTAATCCAACCACTGGAGAGGAAAGAACTTATCCTATAGTTTGGGCACCGAATTTTTTCTACCTGACGGAAGAGTAATGTTAGAGAGTGATTTTGTTTATATCACCAGAGCCGAGATAGCCTTAGACTATTTCGGCTTTTTACGTCTTCCGTATCGAATAAGGAAAATATTCAAGGAAATGGCCGAGCAATATTATAAACAATTAAAGAAAAGAAAATAAATTATGAATACCAGTAGGAGTATAGTAGAGGTCGGTGTTGCCATGGTTTTAAAAGACCGATTCTCTCAAGAAGCTGGCAAGATATCTGGGTCATTCAGAACAATGATGAATGATATGAATACCTGGAATAGAGGTATACAGATGTCAGCTTCTAATACAATGGACTTCGGAATGCAGCTCGTAGGGGGAATGGCAAGGGCCTATAAATACTCTGCGGGTGTTCAGAATGAAGTTTGGACTGCTTCGAAAATTGCTGGTGCTACCATTGCAGAACAAAGGGAGATGTTACAATTGGCAAAGGATGTCAATGAGATAACTCCTCTTACGGCTTCGGATGTTGCATCAGGACAAAGATACCTGGCTATGGCGGGTAATAAATTCGATGCTATTAAAGAGATGATTGGGCCAGCATCTAAGCTGGCTTCAATCTTTACAATGCCAGTGGGACAGAAAGGTGGTGTAGCTGACTTGATGACTAATATCATGTCAATGTACCAAATCCCAATGGGGGAAGCCGCTAGAGTAACAGATGATTTATATACTGCAGTTACTAATGCAAATATATCTTTAACAGACTTAGCCCAGTCCATATCTTATGCAGGAGCAGATATGGCAACTGCTGGAGTAGACCTTCGGCAAACCGCTGCTGCTATTGGTGTATTGGGTGATATGGGTATACAGGGTTCTATGGCAGGTACCTCACTGGCCAATATGATTCGTTACTTACAACTCTCTCTTGTTAACCAAAAAAAGAAAGGCTATAACGCTTTAGCAGACCTGGGCTTAAGTCCAGATGAATTCTTCGATGCTCAGGGTAATCTTATAGACCTTTATACTATCTATCAGAAGTTTGCTAAGGCTGCAGTAGATTTACCTTCACGAATTGAAACACCAACTTTCTTCAATATCTTTGGAGTTCGTGGTAATCGTGGTATGCTCCCCGTACTTAGGGATATTGCTTCTGGTAGAGATAAGATGGGTAAGATACTTGCTACTTATGACCAAAACATTGGGGCAGTAAATCGACTCAATGAAGAACGTCTTAAAACTGATGCAGGTGTAATTGACCAATTCGAATCAAGTATAGAGAACTTAACCGTTACGGCAGGTGCGGCTTTGGGTAGAATCTTTACCCCAGTACTAAATGTGGGTAACTCTATAATCAAAGTAATTAATTCTATCTCAGAAACTTGGGTTGGAGGTTTTGGTCTTAGGATAGGAGCTACTGCAGTAGTAGTGGGTACTATAGTTGCAGGGTTTAATACTGTAAGAGGTATTATTAGGTCTGTTGGGTATTTACAGACTATTGCTACTGCTTCTACTGAAGGTATGTCTGCTGCAGCAATAAAAACTAATACTCAGTTTGCCATTATGGAAGCACACATGGTAAGGATGGTTAACCTTATGAGAACCATGGTTCAACTCCAAATGATGTCAAGCGGTATTGGTATGAATTCTGCTGGTAGATTTTATAACACTAAAACCGGAAGATATGTTAAGACACCAAATCCTGGAGTACCATTAGCAACTACTATGGCGGGTAATTTAGCTGGCGGGGCTTTAGCTGGTGCAGGAGCTCAAGTAGGTAGTCAAGTAGTTAAGCAAGGTGCTATAAAAGGGCTAGCTTCAGTAGGTGGTAGACTTATGGGATTACTCGGTGGACCTTGGGGATTAGCAATTACTGTAGGTCTTCCTTTATTAATCGAGGGTATTAGTTACCTTAGTAATTCAGTAGATAGGAATACTGAAGCTCAGAATAAAGAGAAAGAAGACTCAACTACCATTAGAGCCCAGAATGAAGAGAGATTTATTAATGCTGTTAGGTTAGCTATTAAAGAAGGTATGAGAGATTCTCGTATCAATATCTCAGTAGATGGTCAAGCAGTTGGAGATTATGCTCCAGGTTCTCAACAAGATTTTACTGGAGCTGCATTTGTAATGGGAATATAAAACTAAAACACTATGGCTAGAGTATTAAATAAAGCAGCAGGTAAGGTTGTTGAAAAGTACAATGACCTTACAAGAGATACGGCAGGTGTTCTTACTGGTCCCCTAAATAAATTATGGAGAGCTCGGATATTACTCAATCGAACTATCTCTACTCTTCCAAAGGATGATTCTCAAAAGGGTAAACTCTATAACCCAAATGGGGTAATCGGAGAAGCTCAAATATCGTCTAAGAACCCTATTCTAAATAAACAGCTCCAAGCTAAATGGAGAATGGAATTACAATTCCCGAGATTAGAAGAAGGTGAAGGAGTAGACCCAGCAAAAGGGAATAAGAATACCACTAATTATAGAAACTTTGAGGCTAAAGCCGATGTTATATATCAGAATGAAGTAAGGATATATAACATGACTGTTAACCCTACTCAATACATTACCTTACAGAATAGACCTCCAGAAATAGATTTTAGAGGAGAAACCACATGGGCCACCATTAAATCAATGGGTCGCAATGTACCAATGTATCACTTTACTGGAGCTGAAGACATTATTCAATTCAATGTGTCTTGGTACTGTAATGACCCAGAAAATCCAGAAGAGGTAATCAATAAATGTAGGTTATTAGAGGCATGGTCTAAATCTAATGGTTACCAGGCTGCTCCTCCGATTGTTAAGATTGAGTGGGGGGATTCTGGTATATTCGATAACCACAATTATATCCTTACCTCAGCAACTTATACTCTGAAGAACTTTCAGAACGGTTATCGAATAAGGATACCCGGAAAGCCAGCTACTTTTGGTAATGGTAGGTTATTGCCTGCAGCAGCAACTCAAGAATTGATTTTCAAGAGAGTAAGTGCATATAACTTATCCTATGGAGATTTTATAAATTCCGATTCACTTAAAAAGACAGGAGGTATTAAATATGATTGATGTTAACCAATACCTAAAGGGAGCTAGCCCATATAATAATGCCTATGCTCTGAAGTATAACGATGGGGATTATTCCTTAGAGGCTAAACCTCCAGTAGTACCGGAATCCTCTAACGATATTCAACATACCGTTAAAGATGGGGAAACTCTGCAGAACATTGCTTTCAGGTACTATGGTGATTCTGGTAAGTGGTACATTATAGCTGAAGCTAATAAGATACTGAATCCTTTTAAGGAATTAGAAATGGGAACTCTAATAAGAATACCGACTTATGGCAGCTAAACAGAAACCTATATTATATAATGGAATGGGCCAACCATATTTGGCCCTTTTCAATTTTGGAGGTATGCCTATAATGAATCCCATTACAGGTATACCCCTTGGAGCGTATATAAGTACCTGGAGTTATAGATACGATGAAGAGAAAGAAAACTTGGCTACCATTACTTTCGATACGGGTAATCCAGATACTGTAGACATTGCTGAGATTCAAGAGAACCAAAATATTTGTCTTCAGTGGGGATATATATACCCAGATGGTCAATTTATATCTGGGCCCATAAAAATAATTAAGGTAAGGGAATTCGAAGCCGTATTTGATTCTACAGGTACTCATGTAACTATTAAGTGCATTGATTCTTCAGGGGATTTAAGATATCAGCCTGCTTATGTTCATTCGGACATGGAAGGTTATAAATTATCTACCTATTTAGACAATGGTTGTGGGAATGCTACTGGTGTAATCATAGAAATATTTCAGTAATGGAACAACAGATAATAAGTAATAAAGTATACGAGTCACTACAAGTACCCACAGAAAATACCCGTACTACTACTGGTAAAGTACTCTATGCTAACAAATACAGTGGAGTAGCAGAAGTAGCTATGCCAGAAGACTTGAAAGCTTTAATTGATAGTGACTTTGGATTAGTGGGCAAGAACGTCTTAGTTCAATTAGAACAGAAGATGAAAGGGTATACTAATGGGCCATGGTATGTGGATTCAAGGGATGGTGTTATCTATATACATAATCGGAAATTCCATGAAGAACCGGTATGTACTTATACATATCAAGGAGAGAATGGGGAAGTACTTAGAGTATCTTTTGCTACTCAGAAAATAACTAAAAGAGTTAAAGCAGTATTAGCTCCATCTCTAGACCCAGATAGTAAAGATTTATCGGTATTATCAACTAATATAAATGAGCCAGAGGATAAACCTCCATTAGCTTTAAGACCTCCTGTGGCTCAGGTAGATAACCTTATGGTGTCTAATATTACTGGCAATGGGTTTGAAGATTATAGAAGTCATCCTACTACTCCTACAGAGGTAATGGATGCTTGGGACACTCAGCTTCAGTATAACATGGAAAAAACTGCAGAATATAAAAAGAGAGTAGAAGAGTATGAAGCAGTGGGTCCAGTAGGTGCTTATGAAGCAGGTAAGCAAAGGAGATTTGATGAAATGTCTACCGAAGAAGTACGAGCTACCATTAATCAAGCAGCCAACGAGTTACCTGATGATAAGAAGAATGCCCTTAAGCAAGTACTAAAAAATTCTAAAAATGGTAAAGAGTTAGAAGCTAATCTTAAGAAGCTATTAGAATGCGAAATGTATCTTTTCGAAGATGAAGATGGTATGGAATTTATGGTAGAAGAGTATGTAGACCCCTTAGATTATGACCCAGAGGGTTATACCTCTAAACAAGCAGGAGCGGGTATAGCTTCTGGTATCAATTTTCAAGCTGGAGTATTACCTGCTTCAGAGAGAGGTTTCGAAGCTTTAAAGAAAGACCCCTATACTGAAGTATTATCCGATATGGAAGTTGATACTACTAAGGGTTATGGTCAAGGTCAATATGGTAAGAGGGTTAAGGTAAGACATATGAAAAGGGTAAACCTTAAAGTTCCGATTTATAAACTCTACCATAACCTATTCAGTAGATATGGTGGTGCTGATAAGTATGCTTGGGCAGCTAATGCCAATGCTAATGGAGGCTTAAAGCAAACTGAGAAAAGATTAGTATGTCAACTTCAGGTAGTGGGTAGACCTATGCTAGCAACTTCCCAAATAATCCGAATAGATAATGTAGGGAAACGTTGGTCAGGGCTTTGGTATATAAAACAGTGTACTCATTCTATGGATGCCGGTCAAGGGTATATAACTAATATGGAATTAGTAAAGAACAATTCCAAGTCTGGCTCTGTAACTTCTAAAACTGATTTATCTACTCAAAACATCGTAGCTAATGATGCTAAAGCTAATGCTAAAACTAAAAGGGGACAAGATAAAAAAGCCCTAAGTACTTCTCAGAATCTTAATCTTAACTTTACTTATAATGAGAAGGTATATTACAATGAGCATTTCTTGAATGATAAGGGGGACATAATTGATATCAAGGGTCAAGCTGAGTTTATTCGAAAGAAGGCTTATTATACTGAAGTAAATGCCGATAATCCTCAAGCCTTGGCAGAGGGTATAGTATTATCTACAGGTAATACAGTTACCTCTAAGGGTAAGTTAATCCCGGGCAAGGTATCAGTTAAACAAATTCAAGTGCCTGAAGACTATGGAGTTAAGTTTAATTATATGGCCATAGCTAATCGAGTATATCGAGACATAGCTAAAAGGCATAAGCGAATAGCAAGTCAAATCTACGTAGAAAAATAAGGGTATGAGTTACGAAACAGCAAAGATAATAACCGACGAAGGCTTAGAGGGTCTTGGTCGGTATTACTCTGTTTATCGAGGCATTGTTATTGATAATGACGATGTAGAGAAACATATGAATAGAGTAAAGGTATGTGTTCCAGAGGTAATGGGTGGAGTATTTGCTTGGGCATATCCTAAAGGACAACATGGTTCAATTAGTTCTGGTTTCAAATTCTTAGCCCCTAAAGTGGGAGATACGGTATTTGTTACTTTTGAATTTGGGGACCCAACTAAACCTCTCTGGGAATACCATGGTTGGGGAATGAGTCAAATACCCCAACCTCTGGATGGTTCCAATAAAATGGGGATAGTTACTCCCGAAGGAAACTTAATAGTAATAAATGATGATAACGGAGAACTCAATTTACATTTCAATGGACCTGTAAATGTTCGTTCGGAGAAAGAGATAGTAATAAATGCCGAAGGGGATATCAATGTATCTTCTGGTGATTCCGTGATACTTAATACTGGAGAAAATGGCGGAGTAATCAATATTTTTCAATTAACCGAAAAATTAAACCAAACCATTAAAGAACTAGAACAACTTCGTAGTATGTTCAATTCTCATGTACACTCAGGTGTAACTACTGGACCAGGTTCTTCGGGTCCAACTTTAACTCAAGTAATTAAACCTTTCTCACAATTCGTTGTAGACGATTATGAGGATAAAACCTGCATACACTAATGGAAAAGAATTACTTTACAGACTTAGTTGGTATAGGTGTAACTTACCCTATCCAACTTACAACTAATGAAAAGGGTGAAAGAGGTTGGTACCCAGTAAATGGGGATTTTAAACTTATCAGAGATAATATAAGTTCGATATTATATTACATGATAGGCCAGAGATTTCGACAGGAAAACTTTGGTAGTAAACTATGGCAATGTATTGAGGAACCAAACTCACAAGCCCTAAGTTTTATAATTAAAGAGTTTTTAAAACAAGCCATAGGTGCTTGGGAACAAAGGATAACCTTCCAAAATATCACAGTTACTAGAGTTGATGCAAAAATACACATAGAAGTAACCTATGTAGTAAATGGAACAAATTCTAGTCAGTACCTCGATATCACCTATGACCGGTCGGATAATTCATTAAATACACAATAATATGGGAATCACAAATAAATGGCTTAACCCATACCAGAGGTCTTATCAACAGATTAAGGCCAAGCTGGTTGAATCCCTTATGGGACTCAAAGACCCTCAAGGTCAGAAACTCATAACGGATTATTCGGAGGGGAACATCTTAATTATCATCCTCTCATTGTTTGCGGCAATTGCCGAAGTACTTCACTACTATGTAGATAATATGGCAAGGGAAACTTTCCTATCTACGGCAAGAAGGTATGATTCGGTAGTTAAACATGGGGCTTTGGTAGATTATCATGCTCGAGCAGCAATTGCTGCTACAGTAGATGTAATCTTATCCAGAAGTATTACTGGTAATTCTATCGGAGCTAAATTAACTATACCTCAAGGAACTTTATTTACAGATTCTAGTGGTAATTCTTGGTTATCTGCCAGAGACGTAACTTGGTATTCAAATGTAACCACTTGTAAAGTACCAATTATACAACATGAAAAGTATACTGCAAGTGCTCTTAATAATATGCTAATACCCACTGGAGATAGAGTTATAATTCATCTGGGTACTCTACCAAATGGTAAGTATTACGAACAAGGCTCTATGTCATTACAGATAGGTGGGGAAACTTGGGTATTAGTAGATACATTTGCAAAATCCAAACCTACAGACAAACACTTTATGGTTTCCGTAGATGAGGCACTCAATCCTTATATAATGTTTGGGGATGGAACCTTCGGTAAGAAACCTGCAGCAGGTGCAAAAATAACCAATGTGGTATTCTACTTAACCAATGGTACTCAGGGTAATGTAAAGAGTAATACTATTACTTCTGTACCCTCAATAATCTCTTCTTCAATTACTGATGCTACAGTAAGTAATGCTTATGATGCTGGAGGTGGTTCAAACTATGAGAACTTTATAATGCTTAAGGAACATATACCTTTGAGTGTAAAGACTTTGGGAGTAGCAATTACCAAAGAGGATTTCGAAAGTTTGGCTATGTTAGTTGATGGGGTAAACAAAGCTAAAGCCGATTATGAATGTGGTAGAAAGCTTACAGTATATATCAGTCCTGATGGTGGAGCTGTTGCTTCTTCCGAATTAATAAATAGGGTATACAACCTATTATCTCAAAGGGCTCCTATGACTACTTGGTTGAAGGTTAAATCTGCAGGCAAGGTTCAGATTATTCTAGAGATGGATGTTACCGGTAAGAAGTCTTATAAGACTGCAGAGATACAAACTCAAATTCTTACAGCATTATACAATGCCTATTCTCCAGAGCAAGCTCAGATAGGTGGAAGCGTAAGGGTATCAGATATATATGCCCTAATAGATAACTTATCAACCGTAGATTACCTTCACCTAAAGAAATTCTATACTAAACCTTGGCCTACAACAATCTATGGTAACAAGGAATTAATCCTTGGTCAATTCCAATTGGATGAGGCTAATGGTTCTATGGACTACTTTATATCTTTCTCTTCAGGTACTCAATTTACAGTACGTTCAGTTAAGGGAGGATTTTCTTATGATGGCCAAGTAGGTAAGACTACACAAATCAGGGATACTATAAATGGATTTATATTTGCCCTTGATATTCAGGACAATGGTTATCAATCTGGATTCAGGTATACCATAACCATTGCAGAACCAAACAGGGATTACACAGACCCTGGTTATAATATCCCGGTATTCGAAGACTCAAGTCAGTTAACACTTAAAGTAAACGAAATAGTATAAGCTTATGATAAATCTTAAAAACCTAATTGATTTCTTACCTTTCGAATTTAAAGAGCAAGATACTTATAAAGTCGACGGTAAGGGCATATTAGAAAGATTTCTAGAAATTTGTGGTAACTATTTCCAAGAAGATATAACTAAAGATATTGATAATATTCTAGATATAATCGATATTGATAAAACTCAGCAGAGGTATTTAAACTACCTCTGGGAGTTCTTGGGAGCATTGCCATTTGCTAGAACCGGAGAACATAAAGGAGTTCCCAACTTAAGTAATGAACAGATTCGAACTATCTTAAAATATTCAATCTCATTACTCAAGATTCGAGGCTCAAGAAAGTTCTTCGAAATTCTTTTCAATATGTATGGGTTAACTTGTACAATTACAGACCCAACAGATGGAGCAATGGATAAATGGGAAAAGGTAGACCCATTATATGATACCGATTATTCTCAGTACGACAAGTATAACCATGATAAGATTTATGGTTGTGCTCAATGTATAGAGGTAGGTATTTCTATAAGTGGTCATGGCTTTACTTCCCCTACTCAGGAATTTAAAGCTTTCAAACAATCAATTGATAAACTGTTTGATAGATTCTTACCTTACAACGTATCTGGTAAGATTGCTTATGGATTTGACTTAGCATACAATTATAAGATTGTAGCTGAGCCACTTATCAGTCCTGCAAAGATTGTAACCGGACATATAACAGAAGTACCTATCAGAGTAACAATTACATCAGACTATGATGATGCTGATTTAAGGTATCAAGTAACTGGATATGACCCAGCTGAGAACAAATGGAGCTCAAAGAAATACGAAAGTGGTTCTATCTTCTATGCAAGAAAAGGTAACCAAAGATATTATTTCAGGAGCGTAGGAGATAATTCAGTAACTACCCATGTAGATATAGGTTTAGAATACTACACTAAATCTTATCATATCTATGCTGACATAGTTGAGGGAGGAACAGACCCAGATAACTTGGTAATTACTGGTACTAATCCAGTAATCAAAGTAAAGGTAACTGCTAACATGAATTATCAGGGCAATATCAAACCTGTATCTGTACAGTTACTTAATACTTATGAAACTAAGGATTCTGGTTCTATTTGGGAAATAACTTCTGCTGGTACTTATGAATGGGTTATTGCAGACTTCCCAGCAAAGAAAGTAACCTTAACCGTAACTGCTATTGCTACTAACTACACAGTACTCTGTGAACCAAGAAACATTAATCTTACCAATGGTGAGAAATCTTTAATAACCATACGTTCTTCAGACCCTAATGAAGATACTAGCCAACTAATCGCAGTATGTATTTCAGACCCAGGTATCTTAGTTCGTAATGGTCAAAGGTGGGCACCAACCACTACTGGTACATTCCAATTCAGATGTACCAAAGATGATTCTGGTAATACAAGTAATTATGGTACTGTAGTAGCTTATAGACTAGGTTATACAATTACCTATGATATAGGTGTATCAAACAAACGATTAAACCTAAATGCCCAAGGTTCTGCATCAGTTAATCTTTGGGTTACATCTGGTATTTATTATTCTACTTTTGAAAGTGCAAACTTAGGTTATTATTTTAATACCGAAGTAACAATCTACAAAAAGAATACTCAGGGTACTTGGGTAAAATTGGGAACTACAAAATTAACTGACCGTTATGTAGTTGGTCCTGATTTCTATTATGGTAGAAATACAGAATACCAATTCAATGAAGCTGGTAGTTATAAATTTGAATCTGTAGGGGATGCCAGTAAGTCTGTAGAAGTAGAAGTACTTGATTATGTACCAGCTCCTCAATCATACTTATGGTTAGAACCCTTGAATGAAGATGATGAGAATTGGTATGAATTAGAACCTTACTCTGAAGCTGAAGCAGATGCAGGAAAGTATATCAGGGCAGGCTATCAATTAACCAAATCCAAGAATTGCCAATTCTACCTACGTTGGGGAGATGGTGGTAATATGATAACTGGGATTGACTTAGAGGGTTCATCTGAGAAATACAATTCGAACACTCTTATCACTTTCGATAAAGCAGGTAATTATGAGTTTTATTATCAAGGTTCAGTAGTAAGCCTTACGATTAAGGATGTTATACCTAAGTATATTTTAACTTGTAATCCAGTAAGTGCAGAACTAAGCAAAGATGTACAAGAAGTATCTACTATCGTAACCTGTACTTCAGATACTGGAGAAGTTTCAGATATTGTATATGAGACAGCTCCGGATGTGGTTCATCCAAGCCCTTATCGATTCTTTACTAATTTACCAGGTAAATATACTTTCTATGTGAAAGCTAATCCTGCAGTTAAAGCAGTATTCATAGTAAACCTGTTGGATGTAGTTGATAAGACAGAACTTACTTGGGAATCCAATGATATTTCGGAACAAGGTATTAATATATTAGTTCCGGAAGGAGCAGAATGGTCACTTAAAATAGAATAAACAAAATGGAAAGCAGCTCTTTTAACACATTATTTAAAACTGGTATCATTGGATTCACTTCTGAATGTTATGCCATTATCTTTGATTTGAGGTGGATGATTTTATTAGCCTTTGTACTAATACTTACAGATTTTTGGTTTGGGATATCTGCAAGTAGGGCAAAGAAGATTGAAATAAGAAAATCTAGAGCCGGGAGAAGAACTCTTAATAAAATCATTGATTACCTGTGTTACATCTTACTGGGTGCCGTAATAGGTAAAGCCATCGGAGAACCTTACGGATTAAATCCAATAACAGTATCTATAACGATAATGGTATTATGTTACTGTTTTGAAATAGATAGTATTTATAATCATATCTGTACTTTACATGGTGTAGAAAAGAAGTACAGTATCTGGTCTATCTTTTGGAAATTGATAACCTTCAAGTTCAAGGCTGTAGGAGAGGCTTTCCAAGATATGAAAAACCAATCGAAAGAATATAAGAGTAATAACAATAACGAAAATACATTATGAAAACCTATTTTGATTATGAAGGTATAATAAAGTCTAAGGATGCAGCTGAAGCTATAGCTGCACCAGTAGGCATTGGCCCATTTTGTGGATTTGGTTCTGCAACGATTGTAAATAATGCAATCACTCTCTTGCCTAATGGAGAACCTACTTCTCCTGCATATCAAGCAATAAAGGATAGAATCCTTTCAAGGTATATGACTAAAGCTGCAGATTCTGGTGAAGGTCCAGATACAAACTTTGGTTGTATAGCAAGGGATGGTACAATCTACATTTCTGATAGTGCTAATATTAGTATACCTAATATTGAAGGCTCAAAGGGTTCTAATGAGGATGTAATTGTATTTGCTTACCATACACCTTTGGAAGAACCTGTACAGAACCCAGTACAGTTCAGAGCTTTCTGGAATGAGTCTAATTCATTCTATTCTCTGTACAAGAAATCGGTAGACCCACTATACCCAACACCTAAGGATACTAGAAACTTGTCAAAAACAAACGTATTAGAAGATAATGAATTATCATATGAGTCTCTAGTGAATAGAGCTATGGCTTCAGTATCTCAAGGTTTGGTAGACAAATCCTCAATGGTATTGATTGGTATATATGGTCAAGGTACCAACTCAATGGATAACACAGTAGAGAAATATTCTATTGTTCCCTATGCAGGGAAGTTTCCCCAACCAGTAGAATATAATACTGCTATCCATGGAATGCAACAAGCAAATATAGAAACTCTCTTACGACTATTGCAAGGATTCCCAAACTTTGATATCAAGGCTTACATTGATGAAAAGCTTGGTGGTATGGCAGGAGCTAATATACCAAGAGGATTAATTGCAATGTGGAATGGAGTTTCCGTACCAGAAGGCTGGGCTTTATGTAATGGTCAGATTGTAGAAGATTTACAAACACCAGACTTATCAGGTAAATTCATTGTAGGTTGGTCATCCGGTAATGAAGATTATAATTTGATTGGTAATACTGGTGGCCAAGAGAAAGTAACTCTTTCTACTCAGGAGATACCTTCTCACGTTCACAACTTTGCAGATGCTTACTTTATCGAGGCTCATCCAGATTTGGTGGGAGCTAATGGTACTCAATGGATTGGTAATAACCTTTCTGGTAGTAATAAAACTGATAGAGATAATTCTTATGTATGCCTATGGGACCATGATACCAGGGCTGCAGGTGGAGGTCAACCTCACGAAAATAGGCCACCTTACTACGTACTGGCATACATTATAAAACTATAATATTATGTCTTAACTACTTATATTGTTGACAAAGAACTTTTAATTTATGGATTATAGGAGAGGGACGTTGGGAAACGCCCCTTTTCTTTTGTGTTAATACTTAAGTTCTTCTTTAGCTCGGTCTTCCCAATATTGTATATCTTGTCTAAGTTCTGATATATATCTCATAGATTCATTAGTCTTAGGCATTTCGAAAAATTCGATAAGCATTATATTAGTTATTCGAGTACTATTTTCAAGCCTTTCCTTGATAAAAGGGGGAGGAGTAATTAATACCTCAAATAAAAGATAGGCATCTGGAGAAAGCTTATCCTTCATATATGTATACATCATATCAAGCATTTCTGATTTAGCTTTTTCTTCTTCGGTATCATCCTCTAATTCTTTGTCATTGTCGAATAAGTCATCAAGTTTAAAGAGGCTTTGATTATACTCTGCTTGTTCTCCGTATGCAGAACGAAGCAATTTGTTTTTGAATGTACTAAGTGATGCAAGGATTCTTGCTTTAAGATGTTCTTCAGTACATTCACCATAGTATTTGTTGAAAACAAATAACATCTTATCCCAGAAATAAGATTGGATAATATCCGGTGTAAGATTAAACCGTTTATAATCAATCTGTCTGGTAAGGTTTCTAATTACTGGCTTACAGACTTTATAAAGTCCGTTGAAAGTAGCTTCATCATATTCTTGCATAGGTTTTAATCGATGAAGCTCTGAACCGTTATTTCCTTTACTTTTTCCCATGTTTTTAAATATTCGTTATGCAAATATAAGTATTTTTATTTTTATAGAAAAATATATCTAATTTATTTTTAGGGAGGCTGAGGATGTGTACACGCTATGAAAGGCAGTGGATTAGACTGCCTTTCAATTATTAAGGTAATTGGGGAGTTAGCAAGTATAAAGCCTCTCTTATAATTGAACTCTCCATAGGTTCTAAAGAGGGTTCCTTGTTCATTAGTCCACCTTTCTTCTTTTCGTTTTCAAATACTTCATGTATGGCTTGCTTTAGTTTAGTAGCTAATATCTCTGATAACTCCTGAGATTTAAGAGAGGTAAGTAACCCATTTCGTATTTCCCTAATATCCTGGTCATTTTCAGTGATAGGTTTTGCTTCTACTAATTCTTGTATACCTGAGGAATACTCATTAAACTCTTCATACCCTAAATGTTGTAGGTCATTAATGAAGATACTAAATTCATCATAGGTAAGTCTAGTATCAAAACCTACTCCATGATATAGTTGTACTAAAGGGACAAAGATTCTCCTTAGTGTATTGAAATCTTTTAGATGGTCCAATTTTATTCCTGATTCGAGAGGTATTTTATATACCTTTTCACCCTTCAGTACTACTAACAGAACCATTAGTCTTGGTGGTAATCTTTTCTCGTTCATAAGCAAGTTTTTGTATTATGAGTTGTACATAGGTATTTCTCTCTTTATAGATAAACATTACCGATAGAAGTATCTCATGTTTCGGTAATATCATCTGTATGAAATTGCCTGGAGCAATTACAGTAGCTACTACTGGAGAATCCTCCTGAGAGAAATTCTCTAATATCATTTCTGCCCTCTTAATGGGTTCTGGTTTTGTTGGGTCCAAAGTTAGGACTGGAGCAGTTATACATTCCTTGATGCCCTGTGTTAAGGCATTATATAACCATTCATCTTTTATATCCTCTACTTGGAGGTTTTTCATTGTAATCATATCCTAAACCTATTTAAAGTCCATACACCCAGGATATTAGAGAATACCCATAGTTCCCAGTTTTTATAAAAGTTATAGGGTTTACTGAATTGAGATGTTTGAAATATTATCTGATTTGGTGTTCTAGATAACATTTCTGCATGGCAAGTTAATACTCCAGAAGATAATTGAGCTTTAAAAGCTTTAATTATATCCTCATCATTTTTAGTCTCTACTGAGATAAGTAATTTAATAAATTCTACCTCTACACCTTCCGACATTTTAACCTTTCGGAAAGCAAATTTCTCTTTATTCTCCATTTTGTTGATATTTAGATAAGAACTCTTGAGCTAGTTCATCTTGAGTTCTTTCGATTATATTCTTTACGATTGTTTTATTTTCTACTCTAGCCCACATATATAGCATGCCCAATTGAGCATCCATATAGCAATCTATAAGAGATGGGTCCTTTCTAAATACATCCCATTGTTTTACGAAATTCATTCGAACCAAATCCCTATAACCCTGGTCTGATATATCTTCTTGGTCTATATAAGCAGATACCCTTTTTCTTACTTCTAAAAGAATTTTCTCTAAGCTTTCTGGTAATCTAAAATTTTCGGGTAAACTATGATATACCAAATTATTCGGTATTAATTCCTCAAAAGTAAACTGATTATCGAATAGTTTCTTTGGGTATCTACCTGAAAATATCAAGGGTATCTTATACCTTAGCAACGATGGTACTACGTCGTATATAGCATAATGTTTCCGATATTCCTGATAGACATCGAAATATAGATTCTCATCGAATATACCAGATTTCCTCATTATTGCCTGTAAAGTATTATAAGCAGCATTGATATGAGTATTACTCAATTTGAATATTAAGTTGCCATTTTTAAGGGCAATGAGTTCACTATAGCATCTCTTTCGTTTAAATAAGTTCATGTGATTAAAATGTAAAGTCAATGTATATTTTCCTTGTTCCCTTGAGAAATTTTTCGTGATTTGAGTCATCATACTTATGGCAAGCATAAGTCTTAGATGATTTATCATAATGGTCTCTTACCCATACTGGAGCAGTATCAGTTGGTTTTAATTTAAAGTATGTACCCTGATTAACCTTGTTAACCCGAGTCTCTTTGTAAGATGTCTTTGGTAGTTCCATATTTTTGTCTATTTTAAAATTGATATGCAAATATAATTCTTTCTTTTTAAATATGCAATATCCGGATATAACTATGGAAGCTTACTATTTCGGAGGAATTGAGATGCAAATGAGCCATCCTCTTTTTCTTCTTCCTCAAAGTCTTCATATTGGTATAACTCTGGGTCTTCTTCGTCTGGGTCTATACGCATTTCGATTTCTCTACGTAGTTCATGATGTTCTTTAGAGAATGAAGACATAGCTCCCTTATAATCATCAGTAATTTGCATTAGCTCTGCTTTATTAAGGTTAAGACCCTCTTTACTTGTATCTACTCCTTCTTGTTTAGTAGCAACTACTTCAGGTAGAGACTTAATGTCATACCTGTCTTCCAATAGTTTAGCCTCTTCTGGTTTATCCAATACCCTTTGTGATTCAAATACGATTTGACGGGCCTCTTCAACAGTAATTGCATTTTGCTGTGTTACGTTGTTCTGTTGATTGAATTGAGCAAATATATTCGTAGTACTTCCTCCAGTGAGATTACGTACGATAGACTGCAATGATGTAGAGGATTCAAGCTTTAATTTAAGGGCCTTTCCCAGCTCGGCAGATATAAACGGTACGTATTTCCCTCCCTGAGATTCTCTTAGGATATTAACCTGATGGGCTATTTCCATACGGTCTTCCAAAGCCCATGCTAGTTGTTCTCCCATTAATGCTTGTAGTAAATCTTCTGCCTTTTCTTTATCCCATATTCTAGAGCTTAATAGCCTATCTCTCATAAATACCCGTATGTAGTTAATATCTATACCCATACGGTATGAGAATGTATTGATATCATAAGTGATACCACATAATACTCCATTACCCATCAGCCATTGATTAATAATGTAGTTGTGTATCTTTATCAGAAGTTCATCATTTGGGTTCTTCTGATATTCTAATGCCATTGCAGTAGTCCCCATAGGTCTTGGGAATCTTACCATTTTATTTTCCTTTTCTGACATACAAATGAGATTTTCTGATATCGGAACTTTCATCATAACCCATATACTCTAAATCGAACCTTACATACAGATTCAAAGATAGATTATAGAAATATCCCTTATATTTTTTCTTACTTACTGATAAATTAAAAGGTTCACCAGAGATTAGGTCCCTGGTGAATACTAAATTACCTTTCCCAGTGATGGGAATATTAAGGCAAAGCTTATAATCCCCTACCTTAAATTTATTCCCATGCAGGTCTGTGATTTCCCTTGCCATAGTTTGCCTTTTTATGGTTCGTAGGTTTTTTGTCTTGTTTACTACGGTTATTGGTTATCCCCTTTTGCTCTTCGATTAATTTCTGAACCTTTGGGAATAACCTTTGCCTTAAAGGAACTACCTGAGTAGCGAAAAAGGCATTCCATAATTTCTGAGTTAATGGTTCCCCTATTTTAAGTTCTGAGATTGCCCAGAATTTAGTTTCGAAATTCTTAACTATTTCCCTAAATCGGTAGTAGTATATATTGCCAGTCTTTTTATCTATCCCAATTGTAGTGGTTTGGCAATAATCTAGAAATTCTTTACCTAATTCGGATATAAACTCTTCCCTTTTAAAATCATAATTCTCTTGGTCGAGCTTAAATAATTTTACGTAATCGATTGCTTCCATATAGATTTGTTTGTGATTATTAAACGAGGTATACTTTCATCTGTAATTTGAAATAAGTACCCTCTTACATCATCCTCATAATAAGAGGACCAATATGTTCTTCTAACTCGGAAATTATCAAGGATTGCCCCTTTGGGTACCCCAGTAATAAATAAGCAATGCTTAGGCATCATTGGAGTAATCTCAAATTTCCCATCCTTGAAATTACCATAGGTACCGTAGTCGGGCATATTACCCGTAAATCCAGTATTCTGTAATATGTCTTGAACCAGAGTAGTTTGGGGTATTTCCTTTTGGTTACATTCTATGGTTAACTTCGATTTGCCTATATATAGGTCTTTAACTATTTCTCTAAACATTTGTATACGATTATATGGGTAATACCATTTTTCTTGAAGTAAAGGTTATTCTGTGAACGTTCCTCTAACTTCTTTAATTCTCTTCGAGATTCAGTACAAATTCTATCAGATTTCCTTAACATATCTGATACATTATCCCAGATGGGTGCCATTGGTTCTACTGGCCCTGCATAGATAACCTTATGTTTAGTTTCTATTTGGGGATATTTAGATTTATACTGATATTTGCCTTTGCAATAAAGTACGTTATACTTTTCGGGTTCGTTTCTTTTTTCGTTTTCCATTTTTGTTAGGATTAATGTAATCGGATATTTCATCAAGTTGCCCTAAAAGCAATGCCTGAATGAAAAGGTTTATAGGCCTGAAAAAGAAATTCCTTACGTTATCAGTATTTATATACCAATCGTAAACGATAAAGAACTTCTTAATTTTAGAGTGCTTAAGTGAATGTTGGATTAGATAGGACTTACAACATCGCTTATGTAAATCGACAAGTTCTTTGTCCTGCTTAAGCATCTCTTTATCAGAGAAGATAGTGTAATCCATTTTGTATGAATTGAGATGCCCAGGTAATTATCCCGGGCACCTGGTTAATAAAGGTTTATGCAACTTGTTCTGGTTTGAGGACCTTCTTTTTAAAGTCCTCATAGGATTTAGCCGCAGCCTTGAATTCCTTAGAGTTTGTATCTTTGATACGAGCCATTGCAAGTTCCAATCGATGGAGTTCGTTTCGAGTTTGTTGTCTCCATTTCTTCCGAGCAAGTGTATCAACTACATCGGCAGGGTATACGTATTTAACTTCCCGATTAGAAATTACCTGTTCGATGATGGAGGGTTTTTGTTGTTCCTTAACTTCCTTGATAACCTGTTTCTTTTTGGAAGTTTTGGTTTTAGGAGAGAGTTCTACCAATTTAGCATTGGCAAAATTAGTGGCAGCTTCTTGAGAATCTTGTACCAATTCCTTTTTAGTCTTTTTGGCCTTAGGAGCAGAAGCCTTAGCAGTCTTAGAATTTTTAATTCCTTCAAGTTGTTCGGCAACCTTAGTTGCAACCAGGTTAGTAACCTTTGATTCATTCTTTTTCATAACGTCTATATTTAAAATGTTAGTAAAATGATTAATTTCTTTTTCTGATACAAATATAAGAACTTTATTTTCTGTCTCTTATACACATCTGACGCTGCCGACGAATAG